CATCGTTTAATCCTCCAAATTCCTTTGAAAGTGATTTAGTTGTTCCAACAGCATCTTCAAATACTGTCCCAAATAAAGTTGTGGATATATTTGATGATGATAATAACGAACCACCTAATTGTCTTGATGTTTCTAATAATTTTTTACCAGCAACACCAGCTCCAATTAAAGCTCCACCCAATACCCCACCAAAAGTTGATGTAAGTAATGATGCGGTTTCTAATATTCCACCAATGGTATCTTTTATACCATCATAAACATCTTTTTGTTTTTGTAAAAAATCTTTTTGTTTGTTGGTGAGTTGAGATTGAGTTTTAGCTAATGTATTTTGTTGGGTTAGATTTTCAACTATATGTTGATTTTCATCACTTATACTAGCCAATACACGCTTCTGCATATCGTATTCTGATAATAAAGCGGCTTGTTGTAAAGTATCTTCTCTACTTAATTGGGCCAATTCTCTATTAATTTCAGCAGCTCTACTTATAGCTGCTTCTTGTTTTGCAGTTAATCCTTCTGCTTTTAATTGGGATAATATTCTATCTCTATCTTTTTTAACTAACTCATCATAGATAGAACCCATTGATTTTAGAGATGATTCTTCTGAAGCAAATCCTTTGATTCTTTCTAAATTTACCTGTCTAAGTTCATTAGCTAGATTTTTTATTTCTTGCTTTTGCCTAACAGTGGCTTTGATTTTTTCTTCAATAAGCATGTTTTGAGATTGCTCAATTCGTTCTAAACGCTTTTGAGCTACCTCAATCTCTTTCAAGATTTCCAGCCTACCTCTTAAATCATCAGCCATATAGATTTATTATTTTTTAGATATCTTAGCTAAAATAGCATCTAATTCATCTTTATCCTTTTGGATTTTTTCCATTACATCGGTTAATTCCTTCGGAACACCTGCTTTTTTTGCCTTATCTAACATTCTATTAGATGCGTTTTTTGATAAACCATCAAAGAATGCATCAGAGAATCTTTTGGCTGCGGAAAATAATCCTTCGTTTACGGTTTCTTTTTTCATAGTGAATATTCCCATTTATACATCTATAAATATAAGATATAAAAAAAGTGAAGATTATCGTCTAACCTTCACTTTTGATTTTTGTTCCATCTTTTTATATTCTTCGGATTCCTTTTTCTTTAAGTCAACCAACTTTTTGAAGTAGAATTTTCTCCATTGGATTGGCATAAAGTAAACATCTCTCCAAGTAAACCCATTACCAAAGTTGAGCATTTCCCAAATTTGGTTATGAAGTTGTATCGAGTAATCACTCGGTAGGGTAAAAAAAGCTAATCCCAAATGGGATATCAAGTGCCTCCGTCTCACCAGTTAATTCTGATGTGAATTCAAATGTTAAATCCATATCAGGGCTTAGTTCTTTTACATATTTTCGGAATGCTTTAGTATCTAATGCAAGGAATTCATTCTGAACCCATTTGGTGATGAATCCTCTATCAGAGTTTCCATCTACCGATTGAATCATATATTTCAAACGAGTGGTTACATCAAATGATTTCTCACTCTTACCTTTGTATAATCTTTCTAACGCTTGGGTTTCTTTGGTAATTTCAGCCTCATCACCATGCGTTAGTAACTTAAATTCCAACTCTTTTCCAGATTTAGGAAGTTTGAATTTGTATCGGTTTTCACCATTTAACGAAGCTTCGTTGAAATCTTTAGTTTTAACTTTGGATAAATCAACAACTACTTGCTGAGGTTCTAATGTAAATGGGTCGGTTATCTCTACTTGGTAATCTGCACCATAACCCAATACTCTCGTTGCCAAAAGAATTGCGTTTTTATCACCAATGAAAATATCGTTGATGTTTACATTTGGTTCTACCACTACCGATTCGAAGAGTTTGTCTAAAACTACACCCTTTTTGATTAAGGATTGAGAAGCTAAGATATCTTCTTCTCTTGCAGTCATGTATTTAATTTCGATATTACCTTTTCTTAGGGGATGTCCTTCTGGATATACCAACCCCTTAGATGGTAAATCAATGATTTCCGTTGGAAAATCGAACTTTGTATCGCTCATAATAAACCTTTATTTGTTTGTATATATAAGTATATCAAAATAAAAAAGTTAAAAAAAAAGGTTCTCACATAGAGAACCTTCTTTTCAAATATAATAAATTGATTGTATTTTAGAATTCCAAAATAGCGTAATCGTATGCTAAAGTTAATTCAATTTCAGCAGGGTCATTAGAGGAGAAATCTAAATCACTAAAGTTAGCCGATGCAATGAATGCACCCTTTAACTTCCATTGCTCAATCTTATCACCAACAGGACCTAACATATAGAAATCGATATCCTTTTTGTAGAAATCAGCGTAGCCCTTTCTACCAGTTAAAGATTCGTATCCCAATCTCACCCATTCCATAACCTGTTGTGCTCCAGAAGGAACAATCGGGTCATACAATGTGATTGTGATATCCTGCCACTCACCCTTACCTTGCAATTTGCGGTAAGTGTTGATGTGGTCTAACTTCACAGTTTCGAAATTGATAGATGGTCTTGCCGCTGTTTTGATTAAGTAAGATTGAATACCATCAATCTCCATAATATAGCGATTCTTCATCTTCGGTTCGAAGTTGGTGAAGAACATTTCGTTAAATTCTAATACTTCTGCCATTTTGTTATTTTCTCCTTTATATACTAATAAATATTAGTTTTTGTTATTTTTAATTATGCTGAGAACGATGCTCCAGTTGGTAAGATGTTGAAATCAATTACGATGAATTCAGCGGTCTTAGTTGGTTGTAGGAAAATCTGTCCAGCTAAAATGTTTCTATCAACTACATCCGGTGTGTTATTGGTTTCATCCATTACCACTTTGAATGCGTATAAACCTTGTCTTTGTTGGATACCCTCTAAGTAAGGTTGTACGGTATTGATGAATTTACCTCTTGTCTGAGCGGTGTTTTGTTCGAACACTAAGAATCTAGAAGTAGATGCTACGAACTTCTTAACAGTGATTAACAATCTTCTTACATTGATTCTATCCAATGCTGATGATTTATCTTGCAATGTTTTCTGTCCGAATGCCACAATACCTTGTCCAGGGAATGCTGCGATTGGGTTTACTTTGTTTTCGTATAAAGTATCTCTTTCAGAGTGTGTCAATCTATTAAGAACCGAAACTGCTCCTACGATACCACCTCTATTCAAACCAGCAGGTGCGAACCATTCAGCTGCGATAGCGTCATTTGCTGCGAATACAGCTGGCATCAATACTGATGGTGGAACAGTTACTAATTTGTTAGTGTTCGTATCAACTGTCTTAACCCAAGGGTAATAAGTTGCTGCGTAGTTTGAATCAACTGCGGTTGCCTGTGTGGTTGCCTCAGCGATTGTATCATCGAAATCGTTGAAATCAGCGATGTAGAATGCATCTTGTCTATCTTCAACAATATCAATTGCTTTTGTAGTTACTGATGGGTGTAAGCTTCTTACGATACCTGGAGTTACCAACATATTGATATCCCACTCATCAGGATTAGAAATTGCGTTTAATGCTTTAGTGTATGCTACTGAACCACTAGCGGTTGCTGAAGAACAATTGAATCCTTGCGTATTTGCTACTCCCCAATCGTTATCACCAGCTTTAGCGATTCTAATTGCTGGAGATTGTCCATCGAATCCACTTTGGAATGCTAATGAGAATTGTCTCTTAACCATATCAGAAGAATCTGAACCACTCATTTCGTAAGAAAGTTGAGAATCAAATCCGAAGTCCACATTTGAACCAGTAGATGCGTTGTTAGGAAGTGGTGCCAAATAGTTAGCGTTATCCAATTTAACACCAGCGGTTTCGAAATCGAAACCAGCGTAGTAGATTGGAGAACCAGCAGTATTACCAGAAGATGCTGTTTGATAAACAACAGCTGGTACTAAAGTTTCAGTTCCACCTACATAAATTGGGTTAGTGTATGCTCCATGAGCGAAAGGTGCTGCTGATACAGGATATTGTCCCTGTGCTACAACTTCTACTCTTACATATTTTGAGTTATTTACCCAATCACCATTTTCAGTAATTTTACCATTTGAATCGATAGTTAAATATCTATCACCGATTCTTCTAGCGATAAAGTTTGGAGATGATGGGTCTAAGTTTACATTATTAAATGTTTCCAATACTGATTTTCTTTTATCAGTATCAGCGAATGAACGAATTGTTACAGAGAAAGTTGAGTAGTCAGTACCACCATCTTCACCTGCTGCTTTTACATTGGAGATTGAAACCTTAAATCTAGTGTTCTCATTGTTACCATATCCTAAAGTGTGGAAACGGAACAAATCAAATCTTTCGTTAGAGATAAGTTGTGATTTTACATATGGAGTAGTTGCGTAAGATGCATCACCGAATTCTTGAGTTGCAAGTGCAACAGCTGAAACATCTAATCCCCAACCATTTGTATCATCGTGGTCAGCTACTGATTGAGATGCTACATTCTCAAAGAATGAATAAACATATCCGTGCTTAGAACCAAATGGTGATTCACCAAATACATCAGCTACATCATTATTGTCAGCTGGTTTGATAGATGAAGATACTTCACCAATTCCACTACCACTAACAACAAACGAACCAGAAGCAGTTCCATCGGTAATGGTGAATGCACCAAAACCAACTTCTTCATCACCAGCTGCGGTTGAATGTAGAGTTGATACTAATTTATAACCAGTAGAACCAGAAACTGCGATACCAATTGGTGTTACTTGAGAGTAACCACCTACATTCATTACTCTAACAACAGTAACAGTACCAGCTTCTCTAAGATAGTTTTGTACTGCATACTCCGTATAGTAAGTTCCATCAGGTGTTCCAAATTTGTCCTCAAATTCAGATTGTGTTCTAATGATTGTTGGAACGAATGCTGGTCCTTTTTTGAAAGGTCCTACGATTGCTGCTCCTATTTCTCCGATTCCCTGAGCCAAGAATGAAAGGTCATTTTCTCTTGTGAATACTCCAGGTGATACAATTCTTTCTGCCATATTATTTTTTCTCCAATAAGTTTTTTTTGACTAAAATATCAAATACACATATAAATATAAAGAAAATCCCCAAAAGATAATTTTAGATTTTTTCTTTTAAGTATTATAAATAAATATCACATTTATTTCATTAACGATTTAATCATCTCTTTCAACTCATCAATTTGTTGTTGTTGTGATTTAATTAATTCGTTTTGCTCTTTAATACCCTCAACCAACAATGGAACAATCTTATCGTAGTTTACAGTTAAGTAGTTTTCGCCAGATTTAGAACCGATTGGTTGTTCATTCTCATCGAACAATGTATCGAATGGTGCAATCGTTACAACTTCAGGAAGTATGCTTTGAACTTCTTGTGCCGATAAACCGACTTGTTGCTTCTCATTTGTATATCCAACTGATTTTGCTAAATCGTTATTAACATAGTAGAATCCATTTAATTTGGTGATTTTATCCAATGCATTCTCAATGTTACCCAACTTAGTTTTTAATCTTTCATCGGAGTAGTATGCGATAATATCACTTTGTGCGTAAATCCAGTTGTAAGAATAAACATAATCATAGTTTGTTCTATACATTCTAGAAGTGCTGTTACCATCCCAATAGTACCCAGTGTTATCTCTATCATACATAAAGTTAACCTGCAAAGTACCATTGATATAGGTTGTTCCACCCACATACCAGTTTATGTATGTACTATATCCAGAACGTGCATCTAAGTGTAGGTTACCATTCGTAGCTGCAACACAAGCCTCACTTGATACATTACCATTTCCACCAACATACAAATATCTACCCCATGATGAGTTTGGTCCAAATAATGCTCCACCTCTCATACGAAGTGCATTGTTCGATGTTGAGTTAGGGTCTAAATAGTACCCTGTATCGTTTTGGTCATAGAAGATTGGTGCTCTTGCATCTCCACCAATTCGTAAAGAGTTATCAACATATACACCATAACTAACAGTAACCATCCGGCGGCTACCAGCATAATACATATTCATTTCAGCACCACTCATGTACCATACCCAACCTCTGGAGTTATCATGTACACCTACATTATCTCCATTTGTTGACATGAATACATAACGAGAACCGATACCCCAACCAGCCCAGCCGTTTCTACCACTATCATAAGTTGTGTAGTTACCATATGAGTTACCACCAGCTTCAGCTGCCCAAATACCTCTACCCCAAGTTTGGTTATAAAGACCCGTTGAGTTGTAGTTTCTCCACCATCCGTAGTTGTAACCCTGGTCTAAGTAAATTTCGTTTAGACGAGAACCACCATTCGGGTCTGAATAATATCCGGTGTTGTTTGAATCATAGTAAATAGTTGCGTAGAACGAACTTGTTGATGAGTTGTTACCATACATCGCAATCTTATACCAACCAGATGGAGAGTTCCAAGAATATCTCCACCATAAGTTTTCGTTTACACCACCAATCATCTGCCACCCATAAGCGTTACTTCCGCTTGACCAGTGGAATGTTTGGATACCTACGTGGTGAGATGTATCACCAGGTCTATTTTGTGCACCAGTTGAACCCCAGCTATCAATGAAACCAGAACCCCATCCCAACATTTCGTTGAAAGTATATGAGCCCCAACCAAAATTACCAGTCCAATAGCTGGTATTACCTGTAATTTGAGGTCTCATATATGAGTATCTACCCGAAAGACCAGTCATAGCCCTACTTCTATCAGTAAGACCATTGATATTTGTTCCGTGTTGAGAGTTAGGGTCTACATAGTATCCAGTATCATTATAATCATAGAATAAAGTACCCCTAACATCAGAAGATGCTACAATTCTAGATGAAATAGCTGCTCGGAATCCACCATTATTGATAATCAATAAACCGTGGTCATTCAAGTTAGCTGCTACACCACCTGCATTAGGGTGTGACCAAGCCATACCATAAAGGTTACCAGTAGATGTACCAGCTTTTGGTAACATATAAGAGCTACCCATTGCAAATACACCTTGCAATCTATATGATGAGTAAACACCTACTGTCTGAGAACCATATTGTTGGTCCAAATACAAATCGTTAATGATACGAGTATCATTTGATAAGGTATATGCGGTTCTGGATGTACTATTAGGGTCCATATAGTATCCAGTATCATTCCTATCATACATAATGTATGGTCGGATATCCGGCATATATACCACATTACTTTCACCCAAATACATTGTTTGAGTTGAGTAGTTACCATACCAATGTTGTGCTTCAACTACATATGCGGAGAAATCCCAACGAGGTTCGTTGTTAACATTGTTAACTAATTTTATTCGGTTACCTACGATATAGTTTGTACGGGATGTACCATCCATATCCATATAGTAACCAGTATTGTTTTGGTCATATGCAAATGGGAATCGGATTGTATCGTAGAAATATGTTGTTGAACCAGTGTCAATCAACATTCTGGTTGAACCCCAACTTCCGTTTCTATGTCCGTGGTTTGTGTTGATACGGAAGTTATCATCGTTATATCCATATCCAACAGACCAAGTTCTACTATTGTATCCAGATGAGAATAAAATAGATGGTCTATCTCCACCACCACTAGCTTCTACTCTAAATTCAGCGGTAATACCCCAAGAGTGGTTACCATACTGATTCCGTACAAGCATCGTCATATTATTTCCTGGTGCAGAACCCGTTTTGGTTATCTGCATAACAGGTCCATTAGATTGTCCAAAGTTAGAGAATCCAGCAGGATTTACATAATATCCACTATCGTTTCTATCATAGTATGTCTCTGCATACATTGAGTAGATTGCGGTTACATTACCACCAAATGTAGCATCGTTGTTATTGAGGTTGATTTCCAATGGCCAATAACCATTGTAAGTTCCCCAAGAAGTTGAGTTGTTACCTGTTCCTCTTAATACATAGAATATGTTAGAGTTAACGTGAATCATCGCAGAACGATGGTTATTATCTCTAAAGTAAATTGTTGGGTCACCATTTTCAATAAAAATCTGACCTGTTGTTGATAAAGTTCTAACTCGAGTATCACCAGCTCCACTACCGAAGTAGTATCCAGTATCTTCTCTATCGTAAACAATATTTGCTCTCCAATCATTTACATATGAAGTAGATGCGAAATCACCGTAGTAAGATGTGTTATTTCTATCATAATACACATCAGCGAATACATTACCCTGAACAGTTAATTGTCCGTTAATGTTTTGTCCACCTTCTACTACAACTCCACCAGAAAGTTCACCTAAGTTAGGTTCGTTACCATTGATTTCATATACACCAGGCCCCCACCATTTTAAGTGAGCTGCTGGGTCAGTTGAGTAGTATAAGTAAGTTCTATGTGTTTGACCTCTTGTACCAGTGTACCGCATTTTGTAATCAGTAGAACCTGAAATTTTATCACCAGTATCCAATCGCCAAACACCACCTCTACCAGTTGAACCAGTAGATGGGTGATTGTTTGCAAATACATATCCAACAGCAACACACCAAACTCCTTGCGGAAGTGAACCGATACCAAATGCATGGAAGTATGGGTTACCATTTGTAGAACCACTCATGTTAAGTGTTTCACCACCACTACATCCAAAATAATAAGTACCATTCGTAGATGAAGAATCTCTCTTCACATAAACCACATACATATATGATTTATTACCATCTAAGTTAGATATTCCTTTGTTCCAACCACCATCTGCGTTTGATGAGGTATCGTTTCCTAATGTTCTCCAAACCAATGAAGGTCTACCCCACGGGTCAAAGTCTTGAATTACTGAGTTACCATCACCATTTTGTCCAAATCCACCACCCAATGCTGCGTTGTTAGAACCAGTACTAACTACCCAATCTTCTGCCGTTGCTAAGTTGGTAAATGAACCAACATGCATATTTCGATAGTTGATTGCTTTTTCCCCACCAACTCTTAGGTTGTAAGTAACTTCAACATCTTCAGAACTTCTACCAACTGAGAATAGCATTGTTGATAAATCCTCATTGTTGTACATTCTGATACCACCATATCCAGCTTGTGCACCCATACGGATACCAGTATGCCATCTTAAATCTAATTTGGCGTAGTTACCACCATAGTTTTCTAAGTTTGTACCAATGTAGTAGTTGCCATTTGCATCTGAGTTACCACCACCGAAATGTAATCTCGTAGAACCTACCTGATTGTATGCGTTGTAGTCAAATGTACCACCAATAACAACCCGGTCAATAGTTTCTAATGAACTTATTCTAGAAGTACCTGCGAAATTTCCATAATAACCAGTATTATCCGAATCATAGAAAATTGGTGCTCTTAATGAGTTTCCAGCTTGTAGGTAATTGTTCACATAAATGTATCCGCTTGAATACATCTCCATATTCGTAGAACGAGTACCAGAAGTATTTGTGTTATAGAAATATGTATGTCCCGCAGTGGAGAATCTCATGTAGGCCTGTCCAAAGTTGGTATTTGGTCTACCAAAGTAGTATGTGTTGGTGTTTCCGTTATATGCGTTATCAACATTATATCCAAATCCACCCCAATCCCAAGTGTTACCTGGTTCAGATGTCCACATTTGTAATTGTACAATACCAGTTCCCGCACCATTGTTTGAAGCAGGTAATTGAACCCTCATAGCAGAGGTTCCGTGGTCACCAATTACATCTAATCTTTTTCCAGGTAAACCATATCCAATACCCAACTGCCATATACGAGAATCTCCATTAGGGTCAACACGATATGTTGTATCGTTTGAATCGTAGAAGATTGGTCCTCTGATAGAATCAATACCCTGAACATATCCAGACCCTATGAATCCAGAATAAGTTCCAGTGTTATTACCACCATCGGTATAGAAATCCAATCCAGTACCACCAGTTCTAAATCTAGCATTGTATCCATCATCCAATGGGGAAATCCAAATAAAATCAGTATTGTTATTATTTTGAATTTGTAATGCCGAAGACCAAGATGCTGGGTATGAACCAAAGTTGATTTCACCCTGTCCATCGGATTTAATAGTTAATGCTCTTGTTCCAGATGATGTACCAGTTGTATTAACTTTTAAGTATCTAATATTTGTTGTACCATTAGGGTCTACATAATATGAAGTATCAGTATCATAGAATATAGGTGCTCTAAATGATGACTGTGCATAACCATCTCTACCAATGATTACATCACCACTATTCTGGTCAACTCTAAATTTCTCATACGCTGTTCTATTACCACTTTGACGAGATGGAACAGTGAATGAACGAATTTGTCCAGTTGAAGCTTCAGCAGTGAATGAGAAATAGTTATTTGGATTATCATGCCATAATCCCCATCCAGTGTATGGTTCGAAATCTACAAAGATACCAGTCCAACCTTCGGATGTTACTTGCTGAATACCCAATGCTCCACCAGAAGATGAAGTACCAGATGCGTTTACTAATAAACCCGGTTTGTTATATGTTGCTGCGTTTACTGAACCGGCTATATTAATAGAAGTTCCAGTACTATCAAAATCTGCATAATAACCAGTGTTTGAATAGTTGTAGAATATAGGTGCTCTCAATGAAGTTAAAGAGTAAGTATATCCACCACCATTGTTTAATTGAATGTTGTTAGCCGCACTATAACCAATGTGAATTTGTCCACCATCAGGTCTCCAAATCTGGTCATAGTTTATGTTTAAGTTACTTGTACTTGAACCAATATACAATCTATTGTATGCTCTAACATCATACATTAATGATGTAGATGCTGGGTCTACATAGTATCCAGTATTATCTCTATCATAGTACCGAGAGAAGTAAGCATTTCCACCATAAACATCCGCAGTGTTACTTGATGCGTTATTTGAGGTAAGAACTAATGATGCGGTTCTTGATGAGTTTTCTCCACCAGGTATACCACCAAAATTAACTACCCAATCTTGTCCCCAATTTGATGAGAACCCACTATATCCAACTTCTACATCGGTAATATGTACCTGTGGGTATGTCCAAGTAGTTCCAGCCTCACCAATTGTAATCCATTGTCTACTTCCATCATCACCAAATCTAACAATTAATGCACCCTTACCACTATCGGTTAATTGAGTTGCAAATACATTGTACCATTGACCTGTATAGTAGTTATATCCACCAACATTGAATGTATGAGAATTACCAGTGTTGTATTCATACACTTTAACGGTCATTCTTAACATAGTGTTAGACCTTCTTCTATCAGCCGGTAAGAATAATCTAATTGCTCCAGTTATTGAAGATGTTGATGTTGTAAATGTTCCACCTTGTGGATTGGTAAATCTTCTCTCTTCCCAATCGTATGCGTTTCTGAGTTTTGAATAGTTTAATACTGATGTGCCATTACCATCGAAACGATAAGTGGTATCATTATAATCATATAAGATTGGGGTTCTTAATTCTTGGAAAGCGTAAACAATACCATCAGTATCTACTCTAAATCGTTCAGATGATGAACCATTCCATACTCTAAATCTAGCATTATTATAATAGTTTACATAGATATCGTTTCCATTGAATGAATCAATATGGAAATTACCACCTAAAATAATTCTACCATTTCCATTAGCTGCAATTATGTACTCATTAACTTGAACTCGGTACATATTTGATGTAGAGTTAGGGTCTACATAATATCCAGTATTATTTGAATCTCTAAATATTGGAGCTCTAAAATCACCATATGCTTCCACATAGTTAGCGTAGTTTCTTTGCTGCCATTGAGAACCCTGTCTGATTTCAAATCTATCAGAGTAACCCAATATTGAGTTAGATGGTTGTCCACCAGTTCCACTAGCTCTAAATGCAATTACGGATACACCATTTGCAGCAGCGAATAATCTGATGTTTTCATTGTAGTTGTTGTTATTAGCGGTGTTATAACTCCACCAAGCGTTATTACCAATGTAAATACCATCAGATGGTCCATTTACTTGAATCGGAACTAAACCACTAACTGGGTCATAGAATCCAGTTGAGTATGAATTGTTATTCGGCATCCATATGTAGGAATCCGAACCATTCATTTTTATATCACCACTAACATTTACATCATTGAATGTTACATTATCAGTTGTTCTAACCGCCTGATTTAAGTAATCCGAGAATTGATAACCATCCCAAAGGTCAGCATCTAATCCAGAACCCGCTCCATCGTTACCAGAGTTCCATAGAAGGTAACCAGTACCCCAAGTTGCTGAATCGAAGTTTTGTTTTGCAATCCAAACGCTTGTATTATCATATTTATTGAATACTAATGCCGAACTCCGTTTTACATCACTACCATTATAAGATGACATCCACAATACATCATTCCAAGGTCCACCAAATCCTAAGTTACCACCACTAAGCATTGCAAGTTTTAACTTACCAGCTCCAAATACAGTGTTGTTTGGTTTTTCAGTTCCACCACTTACATAATAACCACCTAAGTAGTTGCTAGAATCAGTATATCTTCTATGGTCGTAGTATGTTCCTTGTTGATTATCCAATAAATCAGCGTTAAGGTTTGATACCAATGTTGTAGATGATACAGTTAAAGGAGCTGTTCCAGTTGCTTGTGATAAAGTTAAACGAACAAATGTTGGAGAATCCGAAGTTCTAACCGCTTGGTTTAAGTAATTAGAGAATTGATAACCATCCCATAGGTCAGCATCCAACCCAGAACCAGCACCATCATTATTCGAATGCCAAACAGTACCACTAATATGTCCTTGATTTGAGGTAGTCATTACTACCCAACCAACTGAAGACCATGTGGTATTATCAGTTTTGTTTCTAATCTTAAATCCACGAGATGGAGTATTGTATTCAAACTCCATTTGGACAGTTCCAGTAGAACCACCAGCATTAGTTGACCATAAGATTGAAGAATATCCACTATATCCTAAAGTTCTGAATCCGTTATCAGTATAGGTATCGATACTAGCACCCGTACCACCACTTAATAATCTAAAATAAGTTGATGGGCTAACAGAAATTCCACCAACTGTCAATCCAGCAAATGTTGGAGAATCGGTTGTACGAACATTCTGGTCCATTAAGTAAACCTCAGTAGCACCTTGACCAGTATCAATAGTTCCACCAATGGTTACATTACCAGACATATTCCAATTACCAGACGAATCAGTCCAATCGGAATCGGTTACAAATCTTAATCTATCCGGGTCAGTTCCCTCATCCATTCGTAGAGCCTGTCTACCACCAACTACAATTTGGAAATCATCAGCTGCTACAAACCGAATGTAAGTATTAGTATCACCATTATGATAAATGTAATCATCAATATATGCGTTTTGTGCATATATACTTCCATTTGCTTCGAAATCGGTATCCGAATACCACTTAGCCGCAGATTCGTTCCAATAGAATTGACGAGTTGCTGAACCACCCCTTAATACTTCAATACCAGCATTCTCAGTTGGAGTACCAGTTGTAAAGTTTGAATTAAGAGTAATAATATTATCAGCCAATAGGATAGTTTCCGTATTGACAGTAGTTGTTGTTCCAGTAACACTTAGGTTACCATTTACCGTTAAAGTTGTTCCATCAAAAAGAAGGTTACTTTCAACGGTTGCGTTTGGTGCAGTTCCATTTAAGGTAATTACACCATTATTAGTTGTACCTGTTAAGGATAGTAATCCACTTGTACCAGCTGAACCCGATGTTCCAGATGAACCTCCACTACCAGATGTTCCACCACTACCGCTTGTACCAGATGAACCCGATGTTCCAGAAGAACCTCCACTACCAGATGTTCCACCACTACCAGCTGTCCCCGTGGTTCCAGATGAACCACCACTTCCGCTTGTTCCACCTGAACCCGATGTTCCAGATGAACCACCACTACCAGCTGTCCCAGAAGTACCAGAAGAACCAGAAGAACCAGATGTTCCAGGTGAACCAGAAGTACCCTGAGAACCTTGAATTCCATCTACACCAGAAGTTCCCGATGTTCCGCTTGTTCCAGAAGTTCCAGAGGTACCGGAAGTTCCAGCCGAACCAGTGGTTCCAGAAGAACCGCTTGTTCCACTTGTTCCAGAGGTACCAGCGGTACCACCACTACCTGCGGTTGCCGATGTACCCGATGTACCCCCACTACCAGATGTTGCCGATGTACCCGATGTACCAGAAGTACCAGATGAGCCCGATGTACCACCCGTACCAGCAGTTGAGTTTGTACCAGAAGTACCACCACTACCACTTGTTCCACTTGTTCCAGAACTACCAGATGTACCCGGTGAACCCGATGTTCCTTTCTCACCACTTGTTCCAGAGGTTCCAGATGTACCAGCCGAACCTGTTGTACCCGAAGAACCACCATCACCTACTGCACCATCTCTACCAGAAGTACCCGATGTTCCAGAGGTACCAGATGTACCACCACTACCAGCCGTTCCTCTCGTACCACTTGTCCCAGATGAACCAGATGTACCAAACGAACCAGTTGTACCAGATGAACCTGATGTACCACCACTACCAGCGGTTGAAGATGAACCAGATGTTCCTGAGGTTCCAGAAGTTGCTGAGGTACCAGAAGTACCACCAGTTCCAGAAGTTCCCCCACTTCCGCTTGTACCAGAAGTACCAGATGAACCTACACCAGACGAACCAGATGTACCACCACTTCCGCTTGTACCCGAAGTACCAGATGTTCCACTTGTCCCTGAGGTACCTGATGTTCCTCTTTCACCACTTGTTCCAGAGGTACCAGATGTTCCAGAAGTACCAGATGTTCCCCCACTTCCACTTGTTCCAGAAGAACCAGAAGTACCACCACTACCTGTTGTTCCAGATGTACCAGCGGTTCCAGACGAACCCGAAGTACCAGCTGAACCAGTTGTTCCAGAAGTTCCAGAAGTACCTGATGTTCCGCTTGTTCCAGAAGTTCCACTCACACCACTCGTACCAGATGTACCAGATGAACCACCTGTTCCAGAAGTTCCCGATGTACCAGAAGTACCAGCGGTACCAGCAGCTTGTAACCATTGGGTACCGGTGTAACGATATATATTTGTATCTACAGTGTTGTAATAGATATCACCAGTTTCTCCGCCAGCAGGGTCAGATGCGTATGCTGGGATTCTTAACTCATCTTTGATGTAAACCGAACCAGTGAACTGATGTGAATCAGAAGCTTGGTCACCAAATTTGTTTGAACCAGATGAGAATATTACTGATGATGAAATGTATGTTGTGTGGAGTTCGGTTGATGTAATCTTACCAGCTACATTCAAATCACCACCAACGGATGCGTTTGAACCAATTACCGCTGAACCACTAACTCCTAAATATTTTTCGATTACAACTCCGGTATTAACCTCTAAACCTCTATTGGGTGAGATAACCGCTTGAGCTGAACCTGATTTTAACTTATCAATATCACCAATTGAAGTTGCTGATATGTTTGTAATTTGAGAACCATCTCCTGCTAAGAAAGATGCCGATACTGTCCCAGTTGCTAAAATTGAACCAGTTACATCGGTATTTACATTGATTGAAAGTTTATCGTTTGAAATACGAGCAGTCCCAGCTCCACTTTCGATTTTGGATTGTGCATCTGGAGTTAATCCTTCGAAAGGAATATTGATTAACTCAGAACCATCCCCAATAAATGAACCGCTAAAAGCAGAACCGGTATAGGTATTAGCGGATACCCCATCAGCAACAGATAGATTTGTATTAATATCTACTGATGTTAACGATACCTGTGCTTGTTCAACCCCATTTACATCAATCGATAGTAAACTTTGGCTAATCTGATTTATACCATTCGGATTCTTACCTTTATATTCCATTAATCTCTATCTTTATGTAATTTCTAATACCGATACCACAATATCTACCGATGCGTTCACCGATGATTTTACAGTAATAGAATCGTTTGCTTCCAATACCACTTTTTGGTCACCACCAACTAAAATCGTTGATGAACCTTGAGGAAGGGTTGCACCCTTCACTAAATATTTTGTTACCGAAGCAGAATTATCAGTAATCTGAACATCTACTTGGATATTTTGTGCTACAATATTTGCTACATTTACACCAATCACCGTTGCTGAAGTTGCGGCAGGACAGGTATAAGCCACTAAACCAGCTGTTCCAGCTGGTCCTTTTATACTATTTTTGAATGTATTTGCCATATCTTATCTTTTTATCCTAATGCAATTGCAAATGCGATTGCTGAATCTAACACATTTACCCCATCTACATTATATCCACCACCTTGTAAATCAACGGAACCACTAATAGAAATAGAACCACTAGCAACAATTACATATTCGGTATTTACATCTTTCTCATAACCAATTGCAAGAGAATCTCTTACACTTAGGTTAGTAAACTCTGCTGTATCTACCGAAATATCACCCTTAAATGACCCAGTAAAACTCCCCGTAAACGAACCACTTAAGTCCGCATATGCCGAAGGAGCTTGTGTAATTGAGCCGGAAAAACTGGGTTGGTCTATTCTCATTGTAATCTATTCCATTCTTTATAGGTATAAATATAAACAAATTTTGTTTACTACATTGGTTTGGAAGGCCAAACTAAATCGAATGGATTTGATTGAGATGTTATATCTCGTAATGATTGTCTATATGTTTGCCATTCAGTTAAAGTGGAACCACTAATTGGTGAATCTTGGAATTGAGTCCAATCGGATTGAGATAATAAAGAATCTCTCATATCTCTAACTTCCAACCACTTTTCTGCAATTTTAATATTAATTTCTTCTTCAGTTGCATCGGTTATATTCCAAGTTTGAATATATACCGAACCAGATAGTGTTGGAGTTCCTTCCACTATATTTTTTGTGTAATCATCAGTTACTTCAACCGATTCTACTGGATAAACACCAAAGTTTTCCAAAACTTCATTAGTGATAGCTTGAGGAAAACTTACATTTGGATTTTCTGATTTTAACTCCCCAATCGTATAGGGGTATGTTATAATTCCATCTTTTATTTTTATATACATAACTCTATCTCCTTATTTCCAATTTATAGGTATTACTGCATAGTTCGTAATTCCAGTACAATTATTAAATGCGTTTATTCCCAATGGCTCAGGTTCCCTATCCCATAGTGCCTCAACAGTTCCCCAATTCGATGAACCATTTGTGGTAGAACTCATATTAAATATATTAGCAAAAGTTGTTACTGAAAGATTATACTGAAATGTTGGTATATTAGTTAATGCTCTACAATTTCTAAATGCCGATGAAAAGTTAATAACCTGAGTGTTGTATCTAAACAATTCATTTGGTACACTTACCAACGATAAACATGCATTAAATGTTGAGTTGAATATTGATACATTAGGTGAATTATCAAACAAATTATTTGGAATTGTTGTGATTCCAGTAAATGAAAAAGTATCCACAAACTGAGTAGCAACTGATGAATATTGGAATAAATCAGATGGGATTGAAGTTAATCCAGTTCCTCTAAAAGTGTTGTTGAATACACTCACCCTTCCCAATCCAACTGCTCCACCGGGAATTGATGTTAAATTAGTACAACCATAAAAGTTAATACTCCTTACACCAACATCTCCCCAGCTATCTACCGAAGTGTATAATAATCGGTAAGAACTATTATCAACCCTAAATCCTGGCATAAATCCAATAACAGATACTTGATAAGTTCCACCAGAAGAATAGGTATGATATCTACCAACATCAGTTGAACTTGTGATATAGGTATCACTTGTCCCATCACCCCAATCAACAATGACATTGGGTTCCAATCCCAAATAACTTACCAATGGAAGTTCGTAAACTTGTCCACCAGATAAAGTTAGGGTAAATTGAAAGGGTTCGGTTTCACCTCCCCCCGCACTCGATACTAATCTTCTTGCTATACTCATAACTTTTCTATTAACTCATATTTGCTGCTGATAAGAAACCATAGTAAGAGGTTCCTCCATCATAAGTATAGAATACCAAAATATCCGTTCCACTTGCGGTTAATGCAGGTGCCACACCACTAGCCCACTTAACTGATGCTGGCCATGTGATTGTTTGTGAACCACCATTGATTAGTGCGAATGTGAAACCAAATGCTCTTGGACCCGATGGTGGGTTAGAGAATGTAAATGTTGTAGTTGTGGTAACCGTATATTGGAAGTTGTTAGCCGTTGTTAAGTTGATTGTTGTAGAACCACCACTACCCAAATTAGAGAACAATTCTCTGAAGTTTGTTGAGTAGATGTAAGAACTAGCTTCAACTGCACCGGTAACATCCAACAATGAACCATCGAATGTAATATTTGGTTCAACTTGAACTCCGCCTGTTGAATTGATGAAGGTTAATACACCATTATCAGTTGTTCCGGTTGGAGTGATGCTTGTTCCAGACGAACCCGAAGTACCAGAAGTACCACTCAATCCATCAATACCAGATGAACCAGAAGTTCCATCTACACCAGACGAACCGGATGAACCAAAGAATGTTCCATCCAAACCAGAAGTACCCGAAGTTCCAAATGAGCCACTAATACCCGAAGTACCAGAAGAACCAGCACCTGATGTACCAGAAGTACCAGAAGAACCAAATAATGTACCATCAACACCAGACGAACCCGAAGTTCCATTTGTCCCAATACCAGATGAACCAGATGTACCCGATGAACCTGCTCCAGAAGTGCCCGAAGTACCACTTGAACCAAATAGAGTACCATCAACACCAGATGAACCCGAAGTTCCGTTTGAACCACTTAGACCAGATGAACCAGAAGTTCCAGCCCCTGATGTACCTGATGTACCCGAAGAACCAAATAAAGTTCCATCCACACCAGAAGAACCAGAGGTACCATTAGAACCATCTACTCCAGATGAACCTGATGTTCCACTTGTCCCAGCACCTGAAGTACCAGAAGTACCAGATGAACCGAATAGTGTACCATCAACACCAGAAGAACCAGAGGTACCCGATGTTCCACTAACTCCACTTGTACCAGAAGTTCCAGCACCAGAAGTACCCGAAGTACCAGATGAACCAAAATAAGTTCCATCTAAACCACTACTTCCACTTGTACCAGAAGTACCACTCTCTCCACTAATCCCACTTGTTCCAGAAGTTCCAGCACCCGAAGTACCTGATGTACCAGAAGAACCAAAATAAGTTCCGTCTAAACCTGAAGAACCAGAGGTTCCGCTTGTACCACTTACACCAGATGAACCAGAAGTTCCGGCACCTGAAGTACCAGAAGTACCAGATGAACCAAAGAAAGTGCCATCTAAACCAGATGAACCAGAAGTTCCAGATGTACCAGAGGAACCATTAGAACCCGAAGTTCCAGAAGTTCCAGCTCCAGAAGTACCTGAAGTACCCGAACTTCCAAAGAAAGTGCCATCTAAACCAGATGAACCGCTTGTACCAGATGTACCAGATGAACCAGATGTACCCGATGAACCTGCTCCAGAAGTACCGCTTGTACCAGAGGAACCGAAGAAAGTTCCATCTAAACCAGAAGAACCAGAGGTTCCGTGTGAACCATTGGTACCACTACTACCACTTGTCCCAGAAGTTCCAGCTCCAGATGTACCGCTTGTACCAGATGAACCAAAGAATGTCCCATCAATACCAGAAGAACCGCTTGTTCCAGAAGTTCCATCAAATCCAGAAGAACCTGATGTACCAGAAGAACCCGCACCCGATGTACCAGAAGTACCCGAAGAACCAAAGAATGTCCCATCAATACCAGAAGAACCGCTTGTTCCAGAAGTACCAGTTGAACCAGAGGTTCCACTCACCCCACTTGTTCCAGAAGTACCAGATGAACCACTACTTCCAAAGAAAGTACCATCTACACCGGATGAACCAGAGGTTCCGCTTGTTCCGCTTGAACCCGAAGTACCAGTCGAACCACTTGTCCCAGAAGTACCCGATGAACCAAAATAAGTTCCATCTATACCAGAAGAACCAGAAGTTCCGCTTGTTCCAGATGAACCACTTGTTCCACTTTGACCCGATGAACCAGATGTACCGGTTGAACCTGATGTTCCGCTTGTACCATGTGTTCCGAAGAAAGTACCATCTACACCAGATGAGCCCGATGTACCAGATGAACCAGAGGTTCCAGAAGAACCGGAGGTGCCTGAAGTTCCACTACTTCCAAATAAAGTACCATCTAAACCAGATGAGCCCGAAGTTCCAGATGTTCCACTTGTGCCAGAAGAACCGCTTGTACCAGAAGAACCACTACTTCCAGAAGTTCCAGATGAACCACTACTTCCGCTTGTTCCACTTGTACCAGATGAGCCAGATGAACCACTTGTTCCAGATGAACCTGATGTTCCATCTGAACCAGATGTTCCAGAAGTTCCACTACTTCCACTCGTACCAGCAGTTCCTGTTGAACCCGAAGTTCCGCTTGTACCAGAAGTACCCGAAGTTCCATCTCTACCACTACTTCCGCTTGTTCCACTTGTTCCAGAAGTACCAGCGGTTCCAGTTGAACCTGAAGTTCCACTTGTACCAGAAGTACCCGATGTTCCATCAGAACCAGAAGTTCCGCTTGTTCCACTTGTTCCAGAAGTTCCAGATGTACCAGCGGTTCCAGTTGAACCAGATGTACCTGATGTTCCGCTTGTACCTGAAGTTCCATCGGTACCAGAAGTACCCGATGTGCCAGATGTACCACTTGTACCAGAGGTTCCGGAAGTTCCGCTTGTTCCAGAGGTACCCGAAGTACCACTACTACCAGCTTCACCAGATGTTCCACTCGTACCACTAGTTCCAGAAGTTCCAGAAGTTCCAGCTGAACCTGTTGAACCTGAAGTTCCAGAAGTACCCGAAGTTCCAGATGTTCCGCTGGTTCCATCTATACCCGAAGTTCCACTTGTCCCAGAGGTTCCAGAAGTTCCCGAAGAACCACTTTCACCACTTGTACCAGAAGAACCAGAGGTACCTGAGGTTCCACTTATACCAGATGAACCCGATGTACCAGATGAACCTGATGAACCATTCGAACCACTACTTCCAGAAGTTCCGCTTGAACCCGATGAACCAGATGTACCAGATGAGCCAGAAGAACCACTGCTACCAGATGAACCAGATGAGCCAGATGAACCACTACTTCCAGAAGTTCCGCTTGAACCCGATGAACCAGATGTACCCGAAGTTCCACTACTTCCAGATGAACCAGAAGTACCAGAAGAACCTGATGTACCAGAGGTACCAGATGTACCACTTGTCCCAGATGTACCAGCAGAACCAGTTGAACCAGATGTACCCGAAGTTCCACTTGTGCCAGAGGTTCCAGAAGTTCCAGATGTACCATTTTTGTTTACAATTTCAATTATACCAATCATTGATGAGTGGTTAACACATTGATAAACTAAACTATTAGGAGCATCCTCAGGAACTCTGTATTGTATTAGTGTATTGGTACCATAATTACCATTTGTTGGGTCATTATTTATTGTACCATCTATATCATTTGTATTACCAGATGATAATCTTAATGCGAATGGGTGTGAGGATGAAACTCCACTAACATCAAAGTAATAAAGTTCACCCCTTACTAATGTTAATGTTGGGAATGTGGTATCATCGTAACCAGCTATTGCGTAGTTAAAATCTTCATTAATTACTTCAAATAATCTACCACCCTCTCTACCAGTAGTACCAGATGTACCCGAAGTTCCAGATGAACCAGATGAACCTGATGTACCCGCAGTTCCAGATGACCCAGATGTTCCACTACTTCCGCTTGTTCCAGAAGAACCGCTTGAACCCGATGTTCCACTACTTCCACTACTTCCGCTTGTTCCAGACGAACCAGATGAGCCAGATGAACCGGATGTGCCAGATGAACCACTACTTCCGCTTGAACCAGATGAGCCAGATGAACCAGAAGTACCACTACTTCCGCTTGAGCCCGAAGAACCAGAAGTTCCAGAAGAACCACTACTACCACTTGAACCACTACTACCGCTTGAACCAGATGAACCCGATGTTCCGCTTGTTCCAGAAGTACCACTTGTTCCAGAAGTTCCAGACGAACCAGATGAACCACTACTTCCGCTTGAACCAGAAGAACCAGATGTTCCATCTGAACCAGAAGTTCCGCTTGTTCCAGAAGTACCCGATGTTCCAGATGTTCCAGATGTACCGGAAGTTCCACTTGTTCCAGATGTACCGGAAGTTCCACTTGTTCCAGAAGTACCAGAAGTACCATTGGTTCCACTTATACCAGAAGTTCCGCTTGTTCCAGAGGTACCAGAAGTACCATCTGCACCTTGAGCGGCTTCAATATCTCTTTTTTCTAATCTACCAGTTGTTTCGTTATAGGTAACTACGAAATTGGATGAACCACTTTCTAAGGTATTGATATATACACTACCAGTTATTCCTAAACTACCAGTTAATAATAAACTACCAGTTAATTCGGCTGAACCAGAGAATGGGAATCCACTTCCACCACCATCTAAAGCGTTTAATGCATATTCCGCAATTGAAGCAAACGATGCTGAATAAACATACATTGATGCGGTTTGGTCTGAAGTTAAATCTCCACCACCTTGTCCAGCATTCAATGCGTAAGATGCGGTTAATGCAAAATATGCTAAAGATGCGGTACCAACCTGCATAGATGCAGTTATATCAGAACTAATATCTCCACCTCCACCAGCGCCAGCATTTAATGCGAATGATGCGGTTACTGCGTAAGAAGAACTTAACACCGTCATTGATGCGGTTTGTTCGTTTCTTACAAAATTTTGTAAATCGTTTAATAATGCTAAAGATTCCGAATCGATACCCTGTACATTCAATGCTACATCAGCAGTTTCTGCTGTGATTGCTCTTGATGCGGATGGTACGATACCAATTACATTATCACCACTAATTGCTCCACTAATCTTAGAACCACCACTACCTACAACTACCCAACCACTTGTCAAACCACTAAAGGTTACAACTACGGTATTGTTATCAGTTGGTTCGATAGATTGTGGAATAATCATTCCATTTGAACCAGTTTCATAAACCTGAACAATTGGGTATTCTACATCGAAGTTGTGAACAATAGTTACTTCGGTTACATTACTAAATGGAACTGCGGTTGTTGGGGTTGATTCAGGAACAGGAACATATTTAGAACGGGCCGCATCATAGATAAGAATATCTCTATCTTCCGCATCACCCTCACCATAGTAACCACCATATAATGAACCGCTAATTTCACCACCACGAATAATTGGTGCGTAAATTTGATTAGTAACATCTAAGTTTCCACTAATTGAAGATGATACATTGATAACAAATCCAAGGTTTGGAGAAATTTGTGCAATTGCCGAACCACTTTGTAAGAGTGAAGTTTCAAATGATAGATTAGCAATATTGATATTTGTTAATCCACTACCATCACCAATGAATGTTGAACCACTTGCCAATACAACATCAGAACCAGTTACGAATATACCACCACTTACATATAATGATTGAGATAAATTAACATCAACATTTACTTCCAATCCTTTGTTAGGAGAAATCAATGCAATTGCAGAACCAGATTCAATCCTATCTAATTTAAGGTCAGTAAGAGATTCCGCCGGGATATTGAAAAGTCCAGAACCATCACCATCGTATCGAGATGCGGTAATTGGAACATTAACATCTAACTTATCAGGGTCAATAATAGCAATACCAGAACCAGAGTTAATTTTGAATAACTCAAGTCCTTCAATAGATTCCGGTGGGATATTGAATAATCCACTACCATCACCCACATAAAGTGATGCTGATATAGAACCACTAATGTTAACCGAACCGGTGAACTCAGAACCACTTTTTTCCGATTCTACTCTGAATCCATAAACGGGTGAAACCGATGCGGTTACCGAACCACTTTGGATTCTTGGTGAAGCTGCTGCTGTTACATTTTGTAGGTAAGTACCATCACCAAATATAAATTGATTTACATATAGTGATTCGGATACAAAAACAGAACCACTAAATTCAGATTTAACAGGATTAAATTCTGAGCCATCACCAACTCTGAAGAATCCGTCTTGCTGAACGGATGCGGTTACTGAACCGGTGAAGATACGAGATGAATCAATTGCTAAGTTAGCGATATCGATGTTTCTCAACCCACTACCATCACCGGTAATGATTCCATCGATTACTGTCAAACTACCAGTGATTTCAACTGAACCACTAATAAATGAACCACTTTCAGTTGATTCAACTATAAATCCATCAGGTGAAGTAGATGCGGTAACTGAACCAGATGCAATTCTACTAATCTCTAACGATAAGTTTGCTAATTGGATGTTTGTTAATCCACCACCATCTCCAAAGAATGAACCAGAGAACGAACCAGATAATTCATCTGCTCTTACTATTTGTGCATCAACACTACCACTTACAACTACCGAACCACTAAATGTAGAACCACTAGCTTCAGAAATTACAACAAATCCAAAGTCAGGCGAAACAGATGCGGTTACTGAACCAGATTTGATTTCAGTTGAAATAAGTGCGTCTTGGGTAAGAGCTGAACGGGGAATGTTAAATAAGTTTTCGCCACTACCAGAGAATGATGAACCACTACTTAGGAAAATACTTCCACTAAAAGTTGAACCACTTTCTACCGAAGTTACTACAAATCCAAAATCAGGTGAAACCGATGCGGTTACACTACCACTAGCAATGAATGATGATATTTCGGATAATGCAGATAATGGTATATTAAAAAGGTTTTCACCACTACCACTAAAGAATGAACCAGATGATAAGTAGATACTACCACTAAAGATAGAACCACTGTCCACCGATTCTACCACAAATCCAAAATCAGGTGAAACCGATGCAGTTACTGAGCCAGATGCAATTCTGAATGAATCACCACTAAATGCGGTTCTTGGAATATTGAATAAGTTCTCACCACTACCAGAGAAGAATGAACCAGATGATAAGTAAACCGAACCACTAAATGTTGAACCATTATCAACTGAAGTTACAACAAACCCAGCATCAGGGTCAACTGATGCGGTTACACTTCCACTAGCAATCAATGTTGCTGCTTCAGTAAGTGCAGATTGTGGAATATTGTATAATCCACTACCATCTCCAGTAATTACACCCTCAACAGTCAATGAACCAGTTACCTCAACCGAACCAGTCATTTGTTGAGTATCATTGGTTAAACTATCACCAAATATGTTTGAACCCGATGAGTAAATTACTTCTGAATTAATGAATGTTACATTTAACTCAGTTGCGGTAATTTTACCCGTAACTGTCAAATCACCATCAATAGAAGATGAGGTATTAACCACAAATCCTTCAACAGGTGAAATAGATGCGGTAGCAGAACCACTCGCAATTAATGTACTAACTAAAGCATCAGGTGTTAATGCTGTTCTTGGAATATTGAAAAGTTTCTCACCACTACCACTAAAGAATGAACCACTACTCAGAAAGATTGAACCTGAGAAGGTTGACCCACTTGCGGTAGATGTTACTACAAATCCCTTATTTGGAGATGTAGATGCGGTTACTGAACCACTTGCTATAAATGAGGAAAGAAGTGCATCTTCAGTAAGTGCAGTTCTTGGAATATCGAATAATTTAGCACCACTACCAGAGAATGATGAACCAGTAATAACTCTAAGTTCACCATAGAAAGTAGAACCACTAACAGTTGAAGTTACAACAAATCCATTTTGTGGAGATGTTGATGCGGTAACTGAACCACTAAAGATTTTAGATGTGTCCAAATCCGAAATTGCGGATTTTGGAATATTGAATAATTTAGCACCACTACCACTATAAGATGAACCACTTGCTACTCTAACCTCACCATAGAAAGTAGAACCACTTGTAACGGAGGTTACTACAAATCCATCTTTAGGTGCAACAGATGCGGTTACCGAACCAGACGCAATGAATGTTGAAATAAGTGCATCTTCGGTTAAAGCCGAACGGGGGATATTAGTTAAACCTTGTCCACTACCACTAAAAAACTTACCTATAATTGCCCTAACATCAGTTGATGTTACTTGTAATGTATCGTTTACTCTAAGTGAGCCAGTAATTTGAGAACCACTAGCAGCTGATTCTACTCTAAATCCAAAGTTTGGAGAAGTAGATGCCGTTACCGAACCACTAGCAATAAATGATGTTACCAAAGCATCTTCGGTAAGTGCTGCTCTTGGGATATTAAATAATCCCTCACCACTACCACTAAAATAATTTCCAGAGCCAGCTTGTACAATTCCATTTACGAATACATCACCATCGAAGAATGAACCACTTTCAATCGAGGTTACTACGAATCCATCTTCAGGGGTTACTCTAGCAGATACCGAACCACTTACAATTTCAGTAGAAACAATATCAGTTAATTCAGCACCACTACCTTTGAAGGTAGATGCACTTACATAAGAGGCCGCTGTAATGTTACCTGTTGTAGTAATCGAACCATTGATATTTGTACCAAGCGGTGATGTTACATTAAATTGGCCATCCGCACTTACTGAAGCAGTTGCGGAACCCGTACTCATAGATGTAACCGAAACATCGGTTAAATCTCTACCGCTACCTCTAAATGCAGATGCGGTTACAGCTCCCAATACATCCACCGAACCAGTGAATTCAGAACCACTATTTACCGATACTACAACAAAACCTCTATCAGGCGATACCGATGCGGTAATTGCCCCACTTACAATCAATGGAGTAAGTAATGCATCCGGTGTTAATGCTGCTCTCGGAATATCAAATAATTTAGCACCACTACCACTAAATGAACCAGAGTAAATTTCGATTGTACTTCCACTAACGAATAAAGAACCAGTTACTGATACTTTTCCTTGGAATGATGAACCACTCTTAATGGATTTAACAATAAATCCATCTCTAAAGTCAACCGAAGCCGATACATCACCTTCCGCAATTTGAGTTGATGCTACTACTTCTTCAGCAAGTGCCGAAAGTGGGATGTTAAATAACTTCTCACCACTACCACTAAAGAATGAACCACTGGTTACAAAAACTGAACCTGAGTTTAATCTTATATCACCAGTAACATCAATAGAGCCAGTAAATTCAGAACCCTTTAGTAAAGATTCTACTCTGAATCCATATACATCAGAAACTGATGCGGTTACTGAACCCGTTGATATTTGAGTTGCAATTAATACTTCATCAGCAAGTGCTGATTTAGGAATATTAAATAATCCAGCACCACTACCACTAAAGATTGATGCTGATACATTTCCAGTTGCTATAATATTACCTCTTATATCAACCGAACCAGTGAATTCAGAACCACTTGCTTGAGATACTACAACAAAACCCCTATCAGGTGATGTAGATGCTGTTACCGAACCAGATGCTATCAAAGATGATACTAATGCATCGGGTGATAATGCTGAACGAGGAATATTAAATAATTTTTCACCAGAACCACTAAAGAATGAACCACTACTCAAGAAAACGGAACCACTAAATGTAGAACCACTTGCGGTAGAAGTTACTAAGAATCCCTTATCAGGTGAAACCGATGCCGTTACTGAACCACTAACAATAAATGCGGAAAGTAAAGCATCTTCGGTAAGTGCTGAACGAGGAATATCATATAACCCCGCACCACTACCAGTAAACATTGATGCCGATACATAAGAGGTTACCTCCAATGAACCAGTAAACTCAGAACCATAGATTGGTGATTCAACAATAAATCCCCTATTGGCATCAACCGATGCGGTTACAGAACCAGTTGCTATTCTTCCCGCTTGGAAAGATAATACTGCTTCTACCGCTGCTTGAGCTTCATCGGAAAGTGCTGAGAATGGAATATCAAATAATTGTTCACCACTACCACTAATATAAGAACCACTAGCTAAAAATATCGAACCACTAAAGGTTGAACCACTTTGAACTGAGGTTACAACAAATCCCTTATCAGGAGATACAGATGCAGTTACTGAACCACTTGCTATAAATGATGATAAAAGTGCATCTTCAGTAAGAGCGGAGCGGGGAATATCAAAAAATAATCTACCAGATGAACTAATGAATGAACCACTAGCCATAAAGATACTACCGCTAAAAGTGGAACCACTTTCAATTGAGGTTACAACAAATCCCTCATTAGGGTCAACCGATGCGGTTACAGAACCACTAACAATAAATGATGATAAAAGTGCATCAGGTGTTAATGCTGCTCTTGGAATATTGAAAAGGTTTTCGCCACTACCAGAGAAGGATGAACCACTATTAATTTCAATATTTCCACTTACAAACAATGAACCAGTAAACTGTGAACCACTATCTACTGAAATTACTATGAAACCTTCTTCGTTACTAACGGATGCGGTTACATTACCATCAACGATTCTTGTTGATTCAGCTGCAGCTGGTAGGTTGAATAATCTACTACCATCTCCTTCAAAGAATGAAGATGATACATATGATGCGGTAATGTTATTTGTACTTAAATCGCCACCAATATTAACACTACCACTTACATCTAAATTTTCACCAACAACTACATTATAAGTTAGATTCGTATTACCATCTACATTAAGAGAACCAGTAATACCAACCGAACCAGTAAGTTCTTGTGAATCTGCGGTTGTATTTCCAAATCGGTTTGAACCAGATGAGAAAATAATTGATGATGAGATAATTTCTACAAGAAGTTCTCTTGCTACAATTCTATTATCTACATATAAATCACCAATAATTCGAACATCACCATTAACATCAATATCTCCATCAAAAGATGAAGATACATTTACCAAGAATCCAAAATTTGGTGAAATTGAAGCAGATGCTGAACCACTTATTAATCTACTTGTATCAGGTAGATTTGTTAACTGAGAACCATCTCCTTGAAATGAACCACTAAATGAACCACTATATTCCTCTAATTGAATTCGGGTAACAAATAAACGATTACCCTCATAATCAGTAGCGATAAGTGCAACTGAACCCGTATCGATTAAACCAGCTTCAGGTACACCAAAGTTAGGTTCTGCTTCATTTAATCGCAGATACTCATACCTATCCGCCGATACATCTTGGGGACGAGTTACTTTTACCTTACCACTTAATAATTGACTCATTTATGATTTATTCACTTAATAATTATTCATTTGCACTTTCAAGAAGTGATAGAACTACCTTCAAATTTTCAGAACCTGAAAAAATTAATCCAAATTCTTCTTCTAATACCAATTTACCAGCTACTACTGGTGAAAATGAATCCCCAATTGGTATAGGAAAATTATTAACAAATTCTATCGATTCCTGCAATTCTCTGACTGGGTCATAAATTGTATCCGATATAACAGTAAATATTTCAGAAATAAATTCTGCGGACCCAGTTTCGGCAATTAAATCATAATTGAATGATTGAGTATATGTTGTTTGGTATAATCTTATTACATCAGTCGAACCAGTTACTGATTCATTTAGTATGATTTGCTGAGCTAATACATTTGTATAATCAATTGCATCTTTGGATGCTGTTACTTGCCCATCAGGAATTAACGATACACCATTTTTATTATAAAAAGATAATGCTGCTTTTGTTGTTCTAATTGTACCACCATTAGCTATATCATATGCAGCAGCGTTTACAGCAGTATCTACATATGCCTCATATCTGGATTGTGAAAACCCAAATGGAGTATCCAATAGGTTATTATTAAATTGAGTATAAGCTGCTACTTCTTTTTTCAAAAATGTTAAATTTTCTTCCAAAAGTGCGGAAGCACTATACATACTACCAGTATTGATAATATCAGCTACTTGAGGAACTGGTATTTCTCTATTGGATGTCAACTTAATAGTTACATTTTCAGCCTCAGAATCATTATTATTAGTGATTTGAGCTGATAGCATAATAGTAGAAACTCCGGCTGGAGTAGTATAAATTTGGTCATCTTCTCCAGTCAGAGTAGTTACTACCGACTTAAATGCGTTTAAGGGTACAAAAACATCTGCCATAATTTCTTCTTTTTCCTATATAAATATTACTTCTTTAGATATTACCCTTCCAATGCGAGAGAGAAAGGTGTAACTAACGAGAATAATGAACGAGAGAAGGTTCTACCCTGCAATGTACCAGTTGCCTGATTAATTACAAGTCCGGTACCAATTCTAAAGTCACCAAGTTCGTTACCAGAAGTAAAGTAAACTCTACCACCAGCCAATTCGGTGATTTCCTTATCCGGGTCAGGTACACCAGCACCACCTTGGTTAGGAGGTAAAGCTTTATAGGTAACACCAGCACCAGAATATGAGAAGTCATGTCCAGTTGTGATAATCAATGAACCAAATACCTCAACAGGTGAGTTTCTTACAATTCTTTGGAATTGAGTTCTTAAATATCTATTGGTTTCAGCGGTTTCTTTCTTTTGTTCCGTAATTACAACTGCCGCACTTCCGTACACACCAGTGTAATATGATTCCGCTGCTCTGATACTTCTTTCGTTTCCTCCGTAAAGAAGGTCAGTTGCGATAGCATCTACAATGAAACCAGTATCTCTATAACATTTCTCTTCATTATAAACAAAATCAGGGAATGCCCCAGCGGTGTAAGAAATAGCGATTGATTGTAAGTATTTTTTACTTGCTCTCAAATAATCAACCGATTGTTGAGTTTGGAATGTTGCTCTCGTCAATTGGTCTTTCAAAATTACTTTCTCAGCCATTCCTTTAGCGAAATCAATACCATCCAAAGTTTGAGGTTTTTGTTCGGTTGTTGCTACTGATGGGATATAGTAGTAGAATGTACCAGCTTTGATACTTCTTTCGTTACCACCATAAACCAAGTCAGTACGAGCAGCGTCAATAATATATCCTAAATCACGAGAACAACTTACCTCATTGTATTCAAACTCACTCCAAGAAGATGAAAGATATTCAATAGTTTCTAATTGGATGAATCGTTTGTTACCAATCAATAAATCAGCACCAACCAATACTTCTGCGGATGGTTCTACGAAAGTAACATTCTGAATTACTTTTGTTGATAATCCGTTTGCGTATCTTACACCATCAATTGTTGGGTCCAACTGAGCTGCCTCAGATGGAGTTCCTTTCACAGTTGCCCGAGATGGGAATAAGTAGTAGAATGAACCAGCGGTTACACTTCTTTCCTGTCCACCATAGTAAAGGTCAGTTGCTGCGGCATCAATGATATAACCAACATCTCTCTTACACTTATCTTCGTTGTAAGTAACACCACTCCAAGAAGATGAAATATATGCAATTACTTCGTTTTGGATAAACTCTTTGTTATCTCTTAATAAGTTCCAAGATGCTGATACCTCATTTGATGCGGTTACAAACTCAATGTTTTGAACTAACTTTTGAGCGATTCTACTTGCGTATCTCACACCATCAATCGTTGGATACAATTGTGCACTTACGCTTGGAGATTCACTTCCAGCAACAGTAGCGGATGATGGGAATTTGTAATAGTATTCACCAGCAGTTCTACTTCTTTCGTTTCCTCCGTATAAGAAGTCAGTTGCTACTGCATCTACAATATATCCAGTATCACGCGAGCAACTTGCTTCATTGTATTCAAATTGAGACCAAGATGAAGAAATGTAAGCGATTACTTCGTTTTGGATGAAACCTCTATTTCTCAATAATATTTCATTTCCAGCGATACCTTCAGATGATGGTGATTGGAATAATTGGTTAACAATTACTTTCTCAGCCATATCACCAGCGTATTCGATACCAGTTGTAGTTGGTTCCAATTCTGAAGTGGTTGCGTTAGATGGGTATCTATAATAGAAATCTCCAGCAGTTACACTTCTTTCGTTACCACCATATTTGATATCCGTTGCTACTGCATCTAAGATATATCCAATATCTCTCTTACAAGTATCTTCGTTGTATCCGAATGAACTCCAAGAAGATGAGATGTAAGCGATTGATTCACTTTGGATGAATTGTTTGTTATTTCTAATCAATTCCCAAGATGAAGATGCTTCAGTTGATGGGTATTCTAAAGTTACACTTTGAACAATCTTATTGGTCAATCTAGCTGCGTATCTAATACCATCCAATGTTTGATTCAATTGAGAACCAGTTGCTTCCGATGGGAATAAGTAATAGTAGTATCCATTAACCACCGATGATGATACTGAACCGAATAATAAATCTTCAGCTGCTCCACTTACAATTAAACCAACATCACGAGAACAGCTTGCCTCATTGTATTCGAACTCACTCCAAGAAGATGAAATGTAAGCGATTGATTCACTTTGAATAAATCCAATGTTTGATTTAATCAATGAATAAGCTTCTAAGATTTCCGAATCAGTTAGTGATTGTGTGTAATCTGAGATTGTTGGTAATGAACCCGTTCCGTTTAGAACAATATCCATTACTAATCCAAATGATGAACTTAATGTGTTTAATACATAGGTATCGGTTGTTCCAGTTCCCAATGTTTGAGTTGCTGATGTAACTTTGATGTTATTATCAGTATTCAAACTAGCAGATGGAATTGATAAAGTATTCTTCAATACAATTTCAGTTACCAAATCAGATGCGTAAGTTACTGCATCGGTAGTTTCACCCAATTGAACATTAGTTGCTTTAGAAGGGAATAGATAGTAGAATCTACCCGCTTCTCTACTTCTTTGGTTACCACCCCATCTTAAATCAGTTGCAACAGCGTCAACGATGAATCCAGTATCTCTACTACAACTAGCTTCGTTGTAGAATAAGTTTGGATACTTAGCGTTTACGAATGCAATTACTTCATTTTGGATAAATCCTCTATTTGTTCTGATTGTATCGTATGTGTATTCAACTTCGTTTGAAGCGGTTTGGAATACAGCTCCACCCACAATTTCAGTAACCAATCCTTTAACATAGTTGATTGCGGTTACAGTTGGGTCTTTTTGTTGAGTTGAAGATGGAACGCCACCTACGATTGCTGATGATGGGTAATCGTAGTAATACTTACCAGCGGTTACACTTCTTTCGTTTCCACCATAAATAAGGTCGGTTGCTACTGCATCTACGATATATCTAACATCTCTACCACAAGTATTTTGGTTGTAGTAGAAATCACTCCAAGAAGAAGATACAAATGAGATTGATTCAGATACAATGAATTCTTTGTTTTGAATCAACAAATCGTATGAAGCAGATACTTCAATCGATGCGGTTACATATGTTCTATTTCTAACAATATTTTGTGCTAAGTTACTTGCGTATCTGATAGCAGTTACAGTCTGGTCTAATTGTGAACCAGTTGCCTGAGATGGGAATAGGTAATAATAGTATCCGTTTACAACAGATGCTGAATTAGCGTTATAGATTAAATCCTCAGCTACTCCACTTACAATTAAACCTACATCACGCGAACAACTTGCTTCGTTGTATTCAAATCCACTCCAAGAAGAACTCATAAACAATATAGTTTCGTTCTGAATGAATTCGATATTTTCTTTTAATAAGTTGTAAGCCAATACAGTCTTAGGTGCATCCACCTGATTTGTGTATTCAACAATAGTCGGTAGGGAACCAGTTCCATTTACCAATATATCAATCACAATTCCGAATGAAGATGATACAATCTTAGATTGAATCTTATCTGCTCCACTAGCTGAGATGTATTGTTCTACATTACCAACTTTGATTAAGTTTGAAGTATTTGTGTTGTTTTGAACGATTGTTGGAATTGAACCTACTCCATTTTGAACAATTGTTTCAATAATATCAACACTAGCACTTACCTTTGAAGTTTCGGTTGAAGAACCACTTAGTGATGAGGTGTATTGAGTTACATTAGTTACTTTAATGTTGTTGTTTGTATTCAATACCAATGTTGGTAATGAAGTTAATCCATTCTCAATAACATCATTGATTTGTGCGAATGATGAGGTTACAATTGCTAACTCATTTCCAACTTCGTAATCACCACTTGCGGTTACATATCTACCAGTTGTTAAGTTTTGAGGAGTATCTAACTCAGAAGTTTGGAAGTTTTTAGCGATAGCGAATGGAATGTTATCAGAACCTAATCTGATAATATCGTTAATCATATCAATACTAGCTGAAACAATACCAACCTCTACTCCACTACCACTTAAAGAAGAAGTAGTTTGAGTTGCATCAGTTACTTTTATTAAGTTTTCGATGTTCTTAACTTCGATTGGCAATGTAGTTACCGAATCTCTCTGAGTTCTCACAAATGTGTGAGTAGATTGTGGTAAGTGTTTCAATGCCCCATTTGATGCAGATACAAAAGTGTGAACCGATTGAGGTTCGTGCTTAACCGCATTTGCCGATGCAGATACGAATGTATGGATTGAACCAGAAGCACTTCCAGCATCTCCCACATTAATTGTAAATGTACCATCCTGTCTCTTAATACCATTTAGAGATGCGGTTACAAAAGTATGTTCACCTAAGTAAGATGATGAACCTACATTGATATCGAATGTATTTGTAGTTACATTAGAAATTTCCAACCATCTACCAGATGGATAATCGTATCCAGCTCTTGGGTATGAATGTTCGGTTTGGTTGTTATCAGATACACAAGTATAAGTTAATGCACCATCATCAACTTTCACATAATCACCATTTGAGAATCCGTGATTTGCGATTGTTAATGTTACCACACCAGTTGTTGGGTTGTAAGGTGCATCGGTTGGTGTATGTGATGTTGTACCAACTGAAGTAATTAGAATTGATTTTTCAGCATATGGGTCTGAACCACTTCTTGGGTAAGAATGGGTTGTTGTGTTACCATCCATATCACAAGTGAATGCGAATGATTCATTTTCTAATACCACACTTCTACCAACTCCTAATCCAAACGATTCACTAACAGTCAGAATCATATCACCAGTCAATGCGTTGTAAGAAGCAGATACAGGTGTGAAGTATTTGTTTGGACCAGATGCTCCAACATTAAATGTCATTGTAGTATCAGTTACCGAAGTAAGTGGAATTGAACGAACCGCAAATGGGTCGATTCCTACTCTTGGATAAGATTTAACCGATTGGTCATTATCCATATCACAAGTAAATGCGAATGATTCAGCTGCCATTACTACACCTTCACCAACACTTAAACTATGACTTGCTACAGTTACTACAAAATCACCAGTAGATGGGTCATATGATGCGTTTGTTGGATTGAACTCTACATTTGGACCCGATTTACCAACATTCACAGTTACAGTGTTTGATGTTACTGATTTAATGGTTAATCTACTATCGTATGCAGGTTGTCCAGCTGCTGGTAATTTGTGTTCAGTTCTATTACCATCCATTTCACAAGTAAATGTGAATGATTCAGGTTTTAGATAGATACTATCGCCAACATCCAATCCATGTCTTACAATTGTCATTGTGAAATCACCATTTGCAGGATTGTATGTTGCGGTTGATGGTGTGTATGAAGAAATACCAGATGTGATTATCCCCGTAACTAATTCAAATGATGAACTGATATCAGTTAGGTTACTTCCACTAATTGCAAGTGAACCGGTATATTGAGTTGTATCGGTAAATCTAATATTGTTTTCAGTATTTGATTTAACCGATGGAACTTCCAATAAGGTGTTTAATAAGATTTGTTTAACAATACCCTTAGCGTATCTGATAGCTTCAGTTGTTTCACCCAATTGGATGGTTGTTGCTTCAGATGGGTATCTATAATAGTAATCACCGGCGATGATACTTCTTTCGTTACCACCCCATAGTAAATCAGTTGCTACTGCATCAATGATAAATCCAACATCTCTTCTACACTTAACTCTATTGTAAGTGAAGTAAGGATATTTCATATCCACAAATCTGATAACATTGTCCTGAACTAATTCTTTGTTGTCCAAAATCAAGTTATACTTCGCAAGTAAATCACTATTAGGATTTACCAACAATGTGTTTTGAACAATCTTATCAGCCAATCCAGCAGCGTGGTTGATACCAGTGATAGTTTGGTCAGATTGAACAGTGGTTGCTTCTGAAGGGTATAGATAGTAGAACTCACCAGCGGTGATACTTCTTTCATTACCACCATAAAGAACATCCGTTGCCACAGCATCTACGATGTATCCAACATCTCTTCTACACTTAGCTTCGATATACTCAAATCCACTCCAAGAAGAACTCATAAATGAGATTACTTCGTTTTGTAGTAATTCTTTGTTATCCAACAATAAGTTGTATGTAGTTTGTCTTTCCAAAGATGCGGTTACCAAATTAATGTTGTTAACCAATTTGTTTGTCAATCTTTGTGCGTAGGTTACACCATCTACCGTTGGGTACAATTGTGCACTTACGCTTGGTGATTCACTACCACTTACCGTAGCTGCTGATGGGAATAAGTAATAGAACTCACCAGCGGTGATACTTCTTTCATTTCCACCATAGTAGAAGTCAGTTGCTACTGCATCTAAGATGTAACCCACATCACGCGAACAACTTGCTTCGTTATATTCAAAATTACTCCAAGAAGAAGAAATATAAGAAATAACTTCCGCTTGAATAAATGGTTTGTTTTCAGTAATCAATTTAACCACCTCAACAACCTGAGTTGATGCGGTTACAAAGATTTCGTTTTGTAATAATTTATCAGAAACCAACTTAGCGTATGTGATACCATCTAAAGTTGAATCTAATTGATTTTGCTCAGATGGAACACCAGCATTGGTTGCTCTTGATGGATATAGGTAGTAGAACTCACCAGCTTTAGAACTTCTTTCGTTACCACCATACAAAGTATCGGTTGCAACAGCATCTAAAATATATCCAACATCTCTCTTACACTTATCCTCATTGTAGAACACACCACTCCAAGAAGAAGATACATAAGAAATTACTTCCTCTTGAATGAATAGTTTGTTTTCAATCAATACATCAACAGCGTTTGTTCTACTGAATGGTGCTAATGCGAACTGATTGTTTTGAATGATTTCGTTTGCCAATCTTCTTGCGTAGTTGATACCATCTAAAGTTTGGATTAACTCAGAACCAGTTGCGTTTGAAGGATATAGGTAGTAGAATTCACCAGCGGTGATACTTCTCTCATTTCCACCATAATAAAGGTCAGTTGCAACAGCATCTAAGATATATCCAACATCTCTCTTACAAGTTGTTTCATTGTATGAGAAACCACTCCAAGAAGATGATAAGTAAGCGATAGTTTCTTCTTTAACGAAATCGATGTTGTTTACGATTAAGTCATAAGATGCACTTACAAATTCAGATGCGGTTACAAACTCAATATTCTGAATTACTCTTTGTGCTAATTTACCAGCATAGTTGATACCATCTAATGTTTGGTTCAATTGTGAACCAGTTGCTGCGGATGGGTATAAGTAATAGAATTCACCAGCTTTAACACTTCTCTCATTACCACCATATACGATATCAGTCTTAACCGCATCTAAGATATAACCCACATCTCTCTTACAAGTTGTTTCGTTATAATCAAATGATGACCAAGATGAAGATAGGTAAGCGATTGTTTCTTCTTGGATGAATTCAGTATTATTTGTAATCAATTCAGCTGTCAACAATCTTTCCGATGATGCGGTTACAAAGATGTTGTTCTGAACCAATTGTTGTGCTAATTTACTTGCGTAGAATACACCATCCAAAGTTTGGTTCAATTGTGCACCCTGCGCTTGTGATGGGAACAAATAGTAATAGTATCCATTTACAACCGATGCGGATATTGAGTTGAACAATAAATCCTCAGCTGCTCCACTAATAATTAAACCAACATCTCTTCTACACTTAGCTTCATCGTATGAAGCAGTAGACCAAGAAGATGACAAGTAAGCGATAGTTTCGTTTTGAATGAAATCGATATTTTCTTTTATGATTTCATACGCTGCCAAAGTAGATGGAGTAGAAACTGATGCGGTATAAGCCGTTACAGTAGGTAATCCAAATAATCCGTTTGCGATAACATCAGTTACAATTGAGATAGATGATGAAATAGCTGCCACATCTTCCAATGAACCACTCAAAGAACCAGTGTATTGTTCGGTTGTAGTTACTTTAATGAGTTCTGATGTATTATCTACTACGATAGGTAGAGAATCAACTCCATTAGAAATAATGTCCGTTACAATGGCTACCGAAGAACTAACCTTAGCAATCTCAGTTTGAGTTGCCGATGATGCTGAAATGTATTGTTCGAATGTAGTTTTCTTAATACTACCACTTACATTTTCAATTTCAGTTGGTAAACTACCTACACCATTTTTAAGGATGTCCAATACGATAGCGAATGATGAACTTACAGATTGAATTTCATCACTACCAGCAGAAGTTGAACTTACATATTGAGCTTCAGATGTTACCTTAATTAAATCGGTTGTGTTATCAACAATAGTTGGAATTGAACCAGTACCATTTTCAACAATATCCAATACGATATCAAATGAAGAACTGATTGTGTTTCTCAAACCTTCGGTTGTATCAACTGAAGATGTATATTGTGCTATATTATTTTTCTTAACCAACCCTTCAACATTTTTGATTTGAGTTGGTAAGTTATCTACACCATTAAATAATATATCAACAGTTGTTGCGAATGAAGAACTAATAGCCACCGATTGTACAGCGGATGCTGTATATTCCGATGTGTATTGGTCGATGTTGTTTATCTTAATATTATCAACATTATTAGTAACAACTTCAACCTCACCCAAAGATGGGATAGTTACATATCGTTGAGTATCGGATAATGGTAATTCATCTACAATATTGATGATACCACTAGCGGAAACATTATTACTATTTACATAATATAATGTATCAGGTGCATCAAAAGGAACAATAAAGGTAACAGTACCAAATGAAGTTCCGTTTCCAGTTATACCATCGTTATATAAATCGTTAGTACCAGCTGTTCTTTTTGTTTTTATATAGAATGGCTTTAATACACTTATATCAGCGTTTACAATGTTAAGTGAATTTACAGAGAATGTATATAGTTCACCTCGCTTTAATGTAATTTCTGGGTCAACTATACCATCATCAAATGATTCAGTAAATGCATTATCAAATTTAGATAATTGGTTTTTATTAAATAAGTAATTACCCTCTTCTAATGTTACAACCTCATAGTAAGTTACAAATTCAGATGAACCACTAACTTCTAATGTTGGAGTGATTCCATATTTTACGATATCAGTTACAATACTGAAAGAAGATGATACTTTATTTATCTCATCGGTTCCAGCTGATAAAGATGATGTAATTTGAACATCGTTTCCTAACTTAATTCCGGCTTCAGTATTTTTAACCAATTCAATTTCAGCAGGGATAGTAGTTCCAACAACAGTTGTTACTAAATTATCACCATATGAATTTTTAGGAATACCAACAGTCGAGATTGGTGCTCCGTTTGAATCAGTTCCAATAGTTTGTTCGGTTACAACTGAACTACCACTCTCAATAATTTTAACAACTACATCAAATGAATCTTCAATTGATTTAGCTCCCTTAACAACCAACTTAACCAAATCTCTACCAAAGTTGATACCATTGATAGTTTCGGTTAATTGTGAATATGTTGCCTCAGATGGGAATAGGTAGTAGAATGTACCAGCTTTGATACTTCTTTGATTTCCACCATATACCAAATCGGTTACAACTGCATCGATGATAAATCCGATATCTCTGTAACACTTACTATCGTTGTAGTTTAGTGTTGGGTATGTATCGTTAATATAATCAATTACATTTTGTTGAACATATGCTTTGTTTTCAACAATTGAATTTCTAATTGAAAGTTTTGTTGAATCCGCATCTACAAATACACTACCCAATACAATTTTTTGAGCCAATGCGTTTGTGTAATTGATACCATCAACAGTTGGGTCTTTTTGTTGTGTTGAAGATGGAACACCACCTACAATTGCCGATGAAGGATAACGATAATAGTATTCTGCTGCGATTCTACCTCTTTCGTTACCACCATATACCATATCGGTAATTGCGGCATCTAAGATGTAACCAACATCTCTCTTACAAGTTGTTTGGTTATATGAGAACTCACTCCAAGAAGATGAGATAAATGCAATTACCTCATTTTGGATAAATGTTTTGTTTTCAAACAATAATTCCTTAGCATCTAATACTGCTTGAGATGGTGAAGAAAGTTCAATACTCTGAACAATGTTTTTTGCAATTCTACCAGCATATCGGATACCATCCAATGTTTGGTTTAATTGTCCACCAGTATCACCATCGTTTCCGATAGTTGCTTGTGAAGGATATAAGTAATAGAACTCACCAGCTTTAGCGGTTCTTTCATTACCACCATAATAAACATCAGTTTTAACTGCATCTAAAATGTATCCTACATCTCTCTTACAAGTTACCTCATTGTAGTCAAAGTTTGACCAAGATGAAGATAAGTAAGCGATAGTTTCTTCTTTAATAAATTCGGTGTTGTTTGTAATCAAATCCCAAGTTGCTCTTCTTTCTTCTGATGCGGTTGCGAACTCAATGTTCTGAACCAACTTCTGAGCCAACTTCGATGCGTAGAATATACCATCTAATGTTTGATTCAATTGTGCACCTTGTGCTTGTGATGGGAATAGATAATAATAGTATCCATTCATTACGGATGCTGAATTAGCTCCCCATAATAAATCTTCCGCTGCTCCACTAATAATCAACCCTACATCTCTTCTACACTTACTCTCATCATAAGATGCGGTTGACCAAGACGATGAAAGGTAAGCTATTGTTTCATCCTGAATGAATGAAATATTGTTTTTAAGGATTTCGTATGCTGCGATAGCATTTTCGGAATCCAATGATTGGGTGTAATCAACAATGGTTGGTAAAGAACCAGTACCATTTGTGATGATATCGGTTACAATAGAAATAGAAGATGAAATGAATGCTACATCTTCCGATGAACCACTATAAGATGATGAAATGTATTGAACACTATCGTTAAAGAATTTAATATTCTCATTTGTGTTTGATACAATAGTAGGAATTACACTAACTCCATTTTCAACAATATCGGTTACGATTTCAAACGAAGAACTTACTTTGTTTGCTTCAGTTATAGATGCGGATATTGCTGAAGTGGTTTGTGTTTCACCACTTACTTTGATTGATGCCGATGTATTTTGAACCAAATCAGGTAATGATGCCGTTCCGTTTTGAACAATATCAGTTACGATTGCAATTGATGCACTAACCAACGCTGCTTCAGCAGATGTTGCTACCGAACTTCCATTTGTGAATTGAGTTGTTGATGTTACTTTTATTGAAGAAGAAACATTCTCAACCAATGTAGGTGTAGCACCAACCCCACCAGCAATAATATCAGTTACAACCCCAAAGTTATTTTGAATTATTTGTAAGTTTTCAGAATCAACTTCAGATGATGTAATTTGAGTTCTACCACTAACATTAAGTGGAGTAGATGTTGTCCAAATATAATCATTAGAATTACCAGCAATAGTTGATGTGATATAATCGGTTCCATAACGAATTATATCTTCAACAATATTGAATGATTGAGATACTAAAGTAACCTCAGTATCGGTAGCCGAAATTGATGATGTTACTGAATTATATGTGGTTACTTTAATGTTACCATCAACATTCAATACAACTTGTGGTGTAGGTAATACATTGGATTGGATTACCTCATCAACTAAACCATTAACATACTCAATAGCTAATAAAGTTTCGGTTAATTGAGTAGTGTTAGCGATAGATGGATATAAGAAATAATATAAACCAGCTATTTCAGTTCTTTCATTACCACCATATAATAAATCGGTTGCAATGTTATCAATGATATATCCAACATCTCTTCTACATTTGGTTTGATTATAATCAAAGTTTGGATATTGTGTGTTGATAAATGTAATAGTTTCGTCTTGAATCAATGAGCGGTTTTCTCTCATCAAATCAACAGCCCCAATTACCGATGCGGATGGTTGTCCAAAAGTATCGTTATTTAATAATTTTTCAGTTAATCTCTTAGCGTAGTTAATCGCATCAATTGTTTGATTTAACTGAGTAGATGTTGCTTGGGATGGATATTTGTAATAGAACTCACCAGCGGTTACACTTCTCTCATTACCATCATATCTTAAATCCGTTGCAACAGCGTCTAAGATATAACCAGTATCTCGTCTACACTTAGCTTCATTATAATCAAATCCACTCCAAGAAGATGAAATATATAATATGGTTTCTTCAATTACAAAATCTTTGTTTTGGAAGATAACATCATATCCATTTTCATTTTCAACCGTTGTATCGGAGAAAATTTTACCAGCTAATATATTCTGAGCTAACCCACTTGCGTATTTGATACCTGTTAAAGTTGGGTCTAATTCTGATGTAGTTGCGTTGGATGGGTATAGGTAGTAGAATAAACCACTTCTTACCGATTCCTCATTACCACCATAAAGAAGGTCATGTGCCGCACCACTTATAATGTATCCAATATCTCTCTTACAAGTCTCTTGATTGTATGGATGTTCACTCCAAGAAGAAGATAGGTAAACTATGGTTTCCTCTTGAATAAATGGAATATTGTTTATCAATAATTCGTATGCATTCTGAATCTCAATTGTTGGATTCTCAATAGAACTACTTAGAATTATTGTAGGTGCCGATGCGGTACCATTTGCTAAAATATCATAAACAATTGAAAGAGATGAACTCACATAATCAATTGTAGATTGCGATGAACTGATATCAGTTTCGTAAATTGTTGTATCGGTTACTTTATAACTAGCCGATGTATTACTCACAATATCAACCGTTGTAATACCAGTTGATATAATTTCCATAATTGTATTAAATCCACTACTAACTTTCTCTATTGTAGTAGCAGATGAACCCAATCCTTTATATTGTTCAATATCACTTATTTGAATCGAATGAGATACATTTGAAATCTCAACATAAGATGCGGTTGCTGCGTTTCCTCTTTCAATAATATCCAATAAGATATCAAAGTTTGTATCAACCAATGCCACATCTTCCGCAGATGCACTAACCGATGAAGTGTATTGGGTTTGGCCTGAGATATTGTAAACTGATGTAGGTGAGTATCCAGATGTACTACTCTTAGCAATAAGAGTTGGAACATTAGAATTTCCATTTTCAACAATTGAACTTACTAATCTGAAATCGGATTTAACCGCTTCAGCCACATCTGCAGATGAATCTTCGGATACGAAATATTGTTCAATTATATTTGGGTCAGTTACTCTAATACCATTAGCTGCGTTTGGAACTAATGCTGGAATTGCTGATAATCCTTTTTCAATTGTATTAACAATAATTGAATAGTTATCCTGTACATTTAAGAATGCATCGGTGTTACCACCACTACCAGTAATGAAACGAGAACCACTAGCATACATACCATAATCACCAAATGAGGTGTTGGAGTTAAGTAATACAGCCTGTCCACCATCCAATACTTTTACTGAGTATGCGGAGAAGTTGGTGAAGAAAGATACCAACTGAATGAATCCTCTACCAACAACTTGACAACCTACACCATTTGGTGCAATCTGAGTATATGCATCTAATACCATTGATGCCAATGGAGAATCAGGGTGAATCTTATTACCATCCACATTCAAACCACCACCACCAGCAGGAATCTCTTCGTATGCTTCTAAGAATGAGTTTTCCTGATTCGAAATCATCGAACAGTTCTGAATGTAGGGAGATGTTGTAATAAATGCGTTTGGCGCAAATGCGATAGCGAATCCTTTCTGAGAATTATCAACCGATGGATATACTCTCAATCCAGCAAATGTCATCTCCGCAAGATAACAACCAGAGTTTACCCAAAATAAATCCTCGTTTTCGTTTTTAGCAACAATCTTAGTTACACGCAATCCACTTCCCCAAACAGTTGTGTTTCTTGGAAGTTCGATTGGATTATCTTCGATGTAAGTACCAGTATCAACATCAATTCTATATCCAGTAAATAAGGAACCAGTTGGTAATCCATATCTACCATCATCTCCAGGTGTTGCTAACTGAGCTGCTTTCTTAATTGTTCTTAATGGGAATGCAGGTGAACGACCATCATTATCATCACTACCTCTTGTAGAGGATACATAAATGGTTGCTTCAGATGCTACAAAATCCTCAGGTCTAATACCGGCAAATAACTGAGTATCTAATGATACATCAGAAAAGGATGCGGTTGCATCTAATCGGTTATTAGCGTTTTTGAAGGTAAGATTGCCATCAACACTTAATGAACCAGTGATTTCAACTGAACCGGTAATCTCTTGCTTATCCAATAAGCTATTACCAATGTTAACACTTTGAGATACATAAAGAGAACCAGAAATAAAGACAGAATTAGCAACGGATATGCTATCCTTAAAAATATTAATTTCTTCAATCTGCTTTTGTGGAATTAATCTAGCCATTATAATATTTCTGCAATTTTACCTTTTATCTCAAAATCAGTTCTAACAACATCACCAGGAACTCTAGTTATGGATTGATTAAATACAAATCGTATTTCATCACCATCACTAAAATTAGAATTAATTCTAATTGATTCCTTAAATACTTGAACTTCGTATCTATCAGATGTTTGCTTAACTCCATATAAATATACATCAACAAAATCTTCTATCGCAGAAACTTGCAAATCTTCGTAAATAAATCTATACCCCTTTATATCACCAAAGTCCGCATAATCGGAATCGGCTGGTGTGCTATTATCAACAGGTCCCAATAGAATGGTAAACAACTCACCATCTAATGATATTGAGGTTGGGGTGAACTCATAAATAAAAGTATCATCAATTACCTCCAATACAAAATTTCTAAAAGATTCTCTATCTCGTCTTTTAGTAATAGTACCTAAATCAATATTTGGTTTTATTCTTGCCATTAGTTTAGTATTTCTAAATCACCTTCAATTTTCACATTATCACCAGCTTCAAAACTCCAAGGTTGACCAAAGTTTGGGTCATTTGAGTTTTCAATAGTTGATGGGAAATTTTCTCTAATAAATTTTATGTGAAAATACTGTCCAATTTGTTCGAATTTATAATCTCTTGGTGCAATGTAACCACCCCATACAAAAACATCAAATCTAGCATCAGTATGTCTTTTGGAAGATAATCTACTATCCAATGTCTTTAATCTACATGGGGTTGTAGTTCTCCAAATCCAATACAAAGGATGCGTTAAATCAACTGGTTCCATAATGAACTCATTTGGTTGATTCACTTCCTTCATTATATTTTTAAGAGTCTTTATATTCATAATTGTTCAAATTTTCCAACAATATCAACTTCATCATTTGCATCCAATGCAAATCCCAAGGTTCCATTGAATATGAATGTGATTTCATTTGTTGCTCCATTAAAAATATAATCGTAGGTTGATGATGGTTTGAATTCAGAATTTATATAAACTCTAAACCAATTTCTCACATCGAAAGAACCTATTAGTTCATTAGGTAATGCTGGTTTTCTAACATTTGTAAGTTTCATTGTAGTTTCATCAACAAATACAGCTCTTTGAGAACTTCTAATTGCCACAAAATCAATTACCGATTGGTATTCGTTATAGATGTTAGGATTTGTGAACATCTGTCCACTTAAATCAGTCTCAACACCCCATACTACTTTTTTCGGAGTAAATGATTTTTTAACCGTTGGTTTATCATCGTAAGTTTCAGGTAACAAATATGCGTTAGTTACCATTGTGAATGATGTTCTGATAATTCTCTCCGAACCTTCTCCAACTTCTTGTTGATTATCAAATGAATCAATACGAGTTCTAAATTTGTATCCTTTTTCGGTTCCCCAATATCTATCAGTTGCATATTGGAATGCCTCCACAATTTTGTTCATATGTTCGGTAAATGATGTCCAAATCATTACCTCATAAGTTACCGTTACATAATCCGGCACCGATACCTCATATTGTTCGAATGCTTTACTAGCCCCAGTTTGCAAAGAAAACCTTTCGTATCTATTTTGTTGAGAATATTTTTTGTAAGCAGGTAATGTGTTAACATCTTTGAATTGAGCCATTCCATCTTGCCTATCAATAGAGTTTCTCTTAAACATTACCATAGGAATTTGAATCTTACCCCTTTGGTCTCTCAAATACCCCTGCTTTCTTGCGTTATTCCATCTTTCCGCATTTCCATAAAGAAGAGGAACCTTAACCGCATTACCATTTTCTTCCACATCTGGAATAATAGTATCCACCATATACTCTGCTATGGTGGTATCAATATCGATAAGTTTTACACCTTTAGTGAACTCCTTATCAATACTTCGTTGTAATGCTCTATTTGTTTCCTTCTTATTCATTAAATAACTCTCATTTCAGTTTGAATAGAACTTCTTCTCGTCATAAATGTTGAACAAATGATTGAGAATTTCTCTCCACTTCTTCCACCAATTAATTGGTCCTCTCTTACATTATCAATTTCGAAATATGCATCGTTGTGATAAATGATATCACCAATCTCTGGGTAGAAACCTTTATCCTCTAATGTGAATCGATTAAAACGGAATTCCACAGTCTGACCTGAATCAGGTCCGAATCCTTCATAAGAAACGCTTGTATCTGCTCTATCAATAACCGCAGAACATTCAGTTCCTTGATAATAAGATTTGTTTAGGGATTCTCCGTATAAATTTGTTTTGACATCCTCAATTGCAAGTTTGAATAGAACAACAGTAGTTTCAATTACTGCATCTACCAACTCCCTTGAGATTCCTTCAAAGAATCTGATATCTCTATCTAATGCGAATCTTGCCATTTACCTTAACCTGTATAAATCAATAGTGGAACTTTTCTCAACATTTCTTGTTGGTGGTCTGCTTCATGTGCTCTCACCTCAAACTGATTCTTTCTACTCAACTCCTCTAAGTTTTCTCTGAGGTGTTCAATCAGAGCATCTTTTTCAGTTTGAGCTTCTGACCTTAGAGCTGCTCCATCTAATGATATTTCGGAACCAGGAATAGGAACTGAACTATATTTTTCTCTAATTGCTCCTAACAATTCCTTAGCAAGAGCAAGTGTATATTTTCTAATCCATTGTTTACCAACATCATTAATATTTGCGTATGGAATAAAATCATATCCAATATTTGCGTAATCCGAAACTACATTATCAGTTACGATGGTTTCGTTTTCAACAAATTCATCAGATACAAAATATTCAAACCATAATTTACCAGTTGTTGTTGGTATTGGGAATATTTGTAATTTGTTATTTACAATATTAAAAGAGTGTGCTGATTTACGGAATTCATCGTTGAACTCAATTGCTTGGATTCTTAATAAATCTTCGTAAATTGGCATTAAGATAAATTGTGCGGCTGGTGAGAATGAACCAAACCCAAATTCATCAATCAAATTAAGAGTTCCCTGTCCACTTACTGAATAAGGGTCAAAGAATCTGTTGATTGCAGGAGTTGCTTCATGGAATACTTTAGTTACATGGATTTTTTTACCGGCTTCACTACCACTAGCAAATAATAATTGCAAATCATAGGTTTGCGTTCCGGCTACCAAATCAATTGAACCCTTTTTGATATCAGTATTTCCACCAACTCCGGCTAAAGTTCCATATCCTTCTACAATAGCAATAAGAGATGGGAGGAATGAACCCTCAACATTCTTTCCACTATAATTTGTACCAAGTGGATTTCCCTTAACAACATCTAAGTTGTTTCGGATATTGAATTGGTTTACTTGTGCTGCGTATTCAGAAGTTGCTTCTTCGAAACAAGCATACAAACTTTCATCTACCAATTCTACATTTTGGATTGGATATCCCAATCTTCTAGCACACCAAAGAGCAACTTTAGGAGCATCGGATACGAATGTTGAATCCGAATCATATGTTCCAAATGGAGTTTGTCCTTCTGAGAATGATGATGAACCAGGATATATGTATTCTACTGCCATTTACTATTCCTCTCTTAATTTAACTTATCTATAAATATTAAGAAAAAAAAGAATAGTGTTTAGAATCGGATTATCTAAAATTATGCTATTTGTGTTACCGTCAATATGATTGATGGGGTTGCTGGTCTGGTTGGAGTTGTTTGTGTTCCCAAATATTCAAATCGTGCAGTTGATGCAGCAGAACTCCACATAATTTCTACATATTGCCCAGCATTTATTTGAGTTAAGAAGTTTAGTGCAGCTACTGCATATAATCCACTACCTAACGATTTAATCAAACTGAACTTTGTATTTGAGTTTGGAACATTTGCTTCACTTATTCTGAACCATATATCAAATGTGATGTCCGAATTTGCGGTGTTACCCAATTGATTTGAGAATTGAATATTATATACACCAGAATGTGTAGGTGTAATTCTTGTTGGAAATCCACTTCCGTTATTTACAATAGATACACCATCCGAACCATCCGATACTTCAAACTTCATTGGGTATGCAATATTTGCTGAACCAGATTGTGTTTGTAGTGAATAGAATTGTCCGTAGTTGTATTGTTTATTTCCTTTGTGGTAAAAATCACCCCTAACATCAACCGAACCAGTAACACTCATAGAACCCGTAACGGAAACACTACCACTTAATGTAGTAGTTCCTTCTAAAGTAGTATTTCCAACTAAGTTAGTTGAACCACTAATGTGTACACTACCTGTTAATGAAGTATTACCTGTCATTGTATTATCACCAAACATAATTGTCGAACCACTAACTCTTAATGAACCCGTTGTTATAGTATCACCCAATCTATTTGCCGTACCAATATGATTAAAACTTGAACTTAAATAAGAGAATGAACCCGTTGGTGCTACGAATGATGCATCGGGTTGTATTAATTTCATACCCCCAATTGATATTTCTAAGTTATTGTTGTTATTAGAAATAACTGCGGATGGTTCACCAGGTACATCTGATTCAATGTTAATAGAACCCGATTGTAAGTAGATTTCTCTGAATGGTTTTTCTAGAGTTCCTAATGTTGCTCCTTGTGGAGTTTGTGGGTATATATCACCACCCAATTCGGTTGTTCCACTTATGAAAAGAGAACCACTAATGGTTACATCACCATTGAAGTTATGAGTATCATCCAATGAGTCACCAAATATGGTTGAACCACTTTCGTAAAGAATAGATGCGGATATTAATGTAGAAACTCTAAGGTTTCCGTTTACATCCAAATCACCATTGATTGTGGTAGTTCCAAATGTGGATGGTATTGATGAGTTGAGAACTGAACCCAATGTAGTTCTTTTGGAAGTACCATCTGAAGCAAGTGCAATTAAATCACTTATTTGTGGGTTTACTTCTAATTGTAATTCTGATATTCTTTTGTTACTCATTAGTATTCTTGTAATAGTCCGTATTCATGCTTTCCTTCTTGCAAAATCACATATCCATTTTTTTCTTGAAGTATGAATAATCCGGAATTTCCTGCTTTTCTTATTAACTCGGCATCATATTGTTCCTCATTTTGGTAAACATACATATTGTATTGGGCAACAATCTCATTGATGTTTCCCAAATGTTTATGTAGTTCGTAATATCTCTGCCAATTTAACATCATCCCTTATAAATATAAGTTTATTACAAAAAAGTGGACATAAAAAAAGAGGGGAGATTTCTCCCCCCTCTTAGTATTAAGTTTAACTTACTATTAGATAGAAGCTAAATCTTTAACGAAGATACGTCCGTAGTATTCTGGTCTTACCATCTTCTTAGCGTATCTAGTCATTACACCTCTACGAGGAGTAAAGTTAGTTGGGTCATACACCAATGGAGTCATGATAAGTGGAACATATGGAGCGTAAACAGCACCAGTCTCTAAGAAGTTAGAACCTCTGAAACCTAATAAGATTTCGTTAGAAGTCATGTAAGGGTTCTTATAAACAGTGTATCTGTTTGCGATAGCACCAACAGTAGTTACACCAGCTGCGAAAGATGAAGCATCTTTATCCGCAGATACAGTAAATCCAGGGATTGATTCCAAGATAGTACATACATCAGGAGAAGCAACTACGAAATTAGCGCCACCTCTTAATGTCAATTGGTGAATTTTGTTAGATACTTTGTTCAACTTAGTACCAAGGGTTTGGAACCAAGTGTTCTTTTGGTATGCCATACCAGTTGCAGCTGCAGACCATGCACCAGTTGAAGCGTTGTACTCTTCACCGATAGTTGCTGACCAGTACTCAGTAGTCAATGCGTTAGACTTCAACATATCAAGGATTTCTAAGTCGATTTCCAATGAGATGTAATCAGATAACATAGAGGTCAATTCAGCCTCTGCATCGATTGAGTGGTAAGCGTTAAGGTCTTGCGCTAATTCAGGAGTCCATACTGCTTTCAACTTTCTAGTCTTAGCAACGATAGCTTCTGATTTCAATTCCAAATCAACTTCTGGGATGTCGATATCAATACCAACTGAACCAGCATTACCAGCGATTTGACCAGCGTTTTTACCATCTTCGAAATCACCTCTTGCGTAATCAGCAGGAACTACTGAATAGGTAACAACACCAAATCCAGCCTTAGAAGTTTGTAAACCTGCAGATGCAGATACCATCAACACTAAGTCAGTACCAGATACTGAGTGGAATTGGTTCAAGTTAGTTACAACTGCAGCGTTAGCTACATTGAAAGAACGAACACCATCTAAATCTGCAGTTGCAGGAGCTGCGAAAGTTGCTTTAGCAACCTCACCTGCTGCTACTGAAGCAGAAAGAGAAGCATCGAAACCTACATCAGCCCAAGAAGCTGAAGTGAAGGTGATTGAACCAACAGCTACAGATGAAGTTACATCGTTTGCAGAGTATCCGAAACGACCTTCACCATATAAACCATTTACTGCTGAATCAGTAGAACCTAAGTCAGCTCCAGTACCACCGAAAAGTGATTTTCCAGAGAATGCAGGGTTACCACCTTGTGCAGTACCATATTTGAAATCAAGATAGAATACAAGACCTGAAGGTAAGTTCATAGGTTGTACACTAACGAATTCTTTAGAAGCAATCTCACCAAAGATTCTTCTTACCAATGGAAGAGCTACGCCACTCCATTCTTCTGAACTTGCAGCAACACCAGTTTGGGTTGCCTCATCAAGCAATTGTTTTGCTTGGTTTTCAAGCAATACCGCCATCGCGCCTTGCTCTTTTGCGTTTAAGCCTTCAAGAAGACCAGTTGCTTCCCATTTGCCTTTAAGTTGACGAGTTTCGTTCAACATTACTGCTTGTGGGTTACGGCCTTCCATTAACTTAGATAAATCAAAATTTGCCATTTTATTTTTCCTTTTTTAATGTTAGTTGTTATTTGTTGATTCCAGCTAATTGTTTGAATCTATTAGCCAATTCATTTGTGCTTTCAGAAATAATTTCTTTTGCAGGTGCGGTAGAAGCAACTGGTTTAGATGCAGCTTCAGCTACAACTTTCTTAGTTTTTCTTTCAGTACCTGTAAAGTTCATTGATTCAGCAAGCGTTGCGTAAACTAATTTTACTTCTCTAACAGATGTAGTTCTGTCTAAGTTCTCTACAACTTTAGTTTTTTGTTCGTTGTTTAAGTTATAAGCTCTGAACAATCTATTAGCGTATAATAATTTTGCGTTCAATAGGTTTACTTCGTTGATAGTAGATTGAAGTGTTTTGATAGCAGCGTAAGCTTCTTCCAATTCTGCTTCTAATTCAGCAGAGTTGTCAGCAACTTCCTCTTCTTCGTTTACTTCTTCTTCTTCAGCGCCGTAACCCATCTCTCTAAGAATCTCTTCCAAATCAATTTCATCATCTTCCATATCATCTTCCATTTCAGCTTCCATGTCATCTGACATTTCAACTTCTTCTTCTGAATCCATTTCTTCTTCTTCCATTGCAGGAACTTCATCTTGCATTTCTTCTTCAGATACTTCTTCTTCAGAATCCATTTCCTCTTCAGAAATTTCTTCGTCATCTTCCATACCCATTTCGAGTTCTCTAATGATAGATTCCAAATCTAACTCATCTTCTTCTTCCATTTCTTCTTCCAAGTCCATTTCCATGTCCTCTTCTTCAGAAATCTCAGCGTCATCTGCGTTAGTTGGGTCATCATAGCCAACTCCGTCAACTTCCTCTTCCATTGCTTCTTCATCAGAATGTTCTTCTTCAGAAACAACATCAAGAGCTTCATCTTCTTCACCAACTTCTGCAGTCTCTTCTTCAGATTCTGCACCTAAGTCGATGTGAGCATCACTTGCTTCAGCTGATGGGTCAACATTATCACCTACTCCCAAATCACTTGAGTCTAACTCTTCTTCCATTGGCTCTTCCTCTTCACCTTCCATTTCAGCTTGAAGCTTCTTAGAAAGGATAGATTGTAAGCGTGGAGTAAAAGCTTCTTCTAATGCGATTTTAGCGTTAGCGATAGCAGTTTCTCTTACAGCTTTGGCATCAGCAATTGCTTCTTTTAACAATTTTGAATTTGCCATTTTACTTTACCTTTTATTAAGTTTTTTTGCTGAAGTTATTCGAGGAACCTCAATGTAGAATAGTTTGTAAATTGGTCGTTCGGTCACTAAACATTAAAAGTTAGTATTCATAAACCAATCAACCCACATAAGATAGTGGGTTATTATACGAATAAATATATAGAAATTTACAAAACCTAAAAAAATATTAGATTTTCTTTAGTTTTTATTTTTGAGACATAAAAAAAGGTGGATAAACCACCTTTCCTTTTTATTTTATTTTTCCTCTTTCGATATCTCTTTCGAGTTCCTGTCCTGCTCCGAGTACATAACCCATTGCAGTTTTCATATCAACATTCATATATTTAGCAATCTTTTTAACTGCCATCAGAACGATTCGTTTCTCTTCGGTAGAGTACCCTTCATTTACTGATTCATTCTTTGGAACACAATTAGGAACTTCTTTACCATCCTTCATTTTCATTCCAACCATTTCGTATCCTTTCCAACAAGGGTCATCTTCACCACCTTGCATCTTACCATCTTCATTTAGTTCGGAGATTACTCTTTCTCTCATAATCTCTCTAACCATTTCCCTCATTTGTTGTTCTACCTTTTTAGGTAAACCTTTATGAGATGTTCCAGCAAAATCCTCAATATCCTTTTCACTCATTCTATCAACGATATCTTTTACTTCATCAGAAACTTCTGATGGAGAAACTTCACCTCTCTTAACAGCTAATGCTAATCCGAATAATTTTTGTTGTTGTTGTGATTGTGCTGGCATGATATTATTCTCCTTTAATTCCTAATCTTTCCTTCATTGTTTGTGGGTCAATATCGGAAATCTCATAGTATCTACCTAAGATGTTACCCATATCCTCATACAATGCGTGCAACCTTTCATCCAATGCTCTAGCTTCTGCAGCTACTTTATCAAATGCTTTATCCATTTTATCCAACTCACTCATATTTCTTTTGATGGTTACTTTATCGAACCAATCACCAGCTTCTGAAAGAGTTAAGGTTTTAGCTGCTTCCACAACTCCACCTAATGTTTCTGCTACCTCAACGATATCAGATTGTCTTTTCATTTGTTCAGAGAATCCTTTGTAAGTAGAAATAATTTCTAAGAAATGTTTCTTTACTTCAGTTGCCAACGGGCGGTTAGCATCCAATGATTCAGATAAACTGAATTTACCATCTACAATTTTTACTTCGTTGATGTTTGTTTTACGGATATCATTGTAACCTTTAGTTACACTGGTTCCTTTTGGTGCATCAACCTTAAAAGTGATTTTGTTGTTGTGCACATAATCATAGATATCAAAATTTTTCTTGCTCATTATACTAACTCCGTTATAATTTCTCTCATTAAATCTTGTGCTTTACAAAAATCTCCACAAACATCAGTACCAATACCTTTAACTACTGATTCGTTCATTGGAGTCATAAATGCACCATGTGTAGATGGGTTAGAAACAAAGTCCCAACCGATTAATTCAAAATCTTCACCAACTACTACTTTGTTACCTTCCATTGGTTTTACCGAACCCATACCTCTTGATGAGATACCCAATAGGATTCCTGCTCTTAATAATTCTTTTAAGATATTACCAGATGGAGTTGGAAGAATTTCAACAGTACCAACTACATCTTCACCTTCCCAATGTACTTCTTTAATATTATGAGATACATTCTTTAGGTTGATTACTGAAGAATCAGGATGGTCTAACTCACCCAATGCTCTTCTTTCTTTGATGAGTTGTTGATATTTGTTTACTTCTCTTTCTAAAATTCCTTTTGGGTACACTCTACCATTTTGGTTTTCTGCACCTGCTCTTTGAAGGACACCTTTCACCAAAGTTCTACCCGAAGCATCTTCGTTAACTCTTCCTTCAAACAAATTGGTTTCTATAATTAAACTTTTCATATTGGTATTCCTTATTTGTATTTTTCAATTAATTTTTTGAATTCAGCTTTAACACCACCAGATAATCTTTTTTCAATTCCAGCATTCACCATCATTTTAAGTGCATCCTTCATCTGTGAATTATCAATAGCGATACCAGTTCTACTTCTTGCCATAATTGGTCTTTCTAAGAACATTCTTAATTCGAATGCCAAATCCGAAGAAATCTTTACACCCTCTATTTGAGATGTGTTACCTTTTTCAACTTGCTTTAACAAAGCAACTTTACCTAATCTTGCTTCAGTTAAATTTTCTTTGATGGTTACTGGGTAGGTTTTACCATTGAATTCAAATTCGGTTTTACCTTCAGCTTTTGCTTTCTTAGCTGCGTTGATAAATGCTCTACCTTCAGTAAGAGATTCCATTACACCAACTGCGGTATCACCATAAACGAAATCAGGTTTAGATGCGTATTTCTTATTTACGATAACAACTCTATTATTAGGAGTTGGTTGAACTACATAAATTGGCATTGGAGATGTAGCGAATACATACTTTAATCCAGATTTCTTTAACTCAGAACCAATTCCCATAAATGAAGATGCTGCTTCTACTGCGGTTTTGATTTTATCCATATCCTTTGGAGAAACGCCTTCGTTTACTGATTCACCGAACATCTTAATCATTTTCTTTTGAATAGGATTACCTGGCTTTCCAGCAATTGCAGATACCAAATCCATTCTATCTGACAGTTTTCCTTTTTTAACAAATTGAAAAACCTTTTCAATATCCAACTCATTAGTATCAACAAACTTTTGGATTGCATCTTTGTTCATTCCAGTCAAACCACCAATTTCCATTGCGGTTCTACTAGCTGCTTCGTTTACTGATTCTTCAATGAATCCTTTTTGTAAAAGCGCTTTTTGGAATTTATCAAAGTCTTTTTGATTTTTGAAAGTTTGAATATCAAAGAAATCACTACCATCCTTGTGTTTCTTTGAACCATCGTGATAGTTTACTACATATTTCGATTTACCAACACCATACATAGTATTAAATCTTTTTTTACCTTCGGTTACTGATTCATCTTTTTTAGCTCTTAATGCTGCTAAATCAGATGCTTCAATTTCACCATCACCATCAATATCCAATTTGTGTTGGTTTCCAGTTAACTCTTCGTTCTTCTCACCTTTACCATCCCAAGCAGCATCAATCTTATTAAAGAATACTTTCTTTTCATCATCAGACATTGATGGAATTGATTTTCCTGCTTTTTCTAAAGCTGCTTTGAAGAATGTCTGATAATCAGATTCTTCTTTCATTATGTTACGAAGTGTTTCCTTCAATTGTTCTTTGGTAATGCTCATAGTTCTAATTCCCAATTATAATTTGCTAATTGATGTTACGATGTTATTCAACCTCTCTCTGATTTTGAATAAGTTTTTTTGTGTTCTTTTCCAATACTGGTCTTTATCGATTCCACTTTCGTTTTTAATCTTACCATACCATCTAAGGAATGTTTCGATTTCCGAAAGTTGTCTATTGACATTCGAAATCCCCTTACCAATTTTTGCTTTGGGAGAGGATTCATCTTTTCTTAATTCATGCCAACGATTTTCGTCTACTCTTTTATAACCAGTGGATGTATTGATTCTATCTATAAAATCATTTTCAGGTTCATCATCTTCATCAGTTCCATCCGAATCTTTGAAAGCATTAGGAGTATTGTAGCCATCTACATTGGATGTAGTGGTTGCTTCTTCGATTTCCAAATCTTCTTGTTCAATCTCAGCAATTAAATCTTCAATAAGTTCCTTTAACTTACTTTCCATTTACCTTTTCCTTTAACTCCTTTATAAGTTCGTATGAAATCATCAACGATGAAACGTGGTTATCAGATACCACCTTACCAATTTTGGTTTTCTTTAATACAGAAATGGTTTCTGATAATTTGATTTTAGTTACTTTATCTTTGATTTGCTTTTGAATTTGATTTAATTCAGCAACAATAGATGGGATTTCTTTTTCAACATAAGACTTAAATCCAGTAGTATTAGTAATATTGTTAATATACTGCTTTAATAGTTGTTTTTGATTTTCATCTAAATTAGAATACTTTTTGTTGAAAGTTTCAACTAAGATTTTATAGGTAAGTAATCTTAAATCTTTGTCTTGCTTTTTATATGATTCAACAATTTTATCTGCCGAATCTTTTGTTTCTACCAATGTTGATGGTTTTGATGTGATATTCTCAATGAGGGTAATTTTTGAGTTAAATACATCCTTTACATCATAATCGGTATATCTCTTCGATTCAAAAATCTTATAGATAGATGCAAGAACTTTATAGTTCGAAATAGGAGAAGATAAGAACTCATCCATATTGAATGATTCGTTAATCTTTTTGATAAGATTATACTTCTCTCTTTGTAGTTTATTTTGGTCAATTCTATCGTGAGCTTCATTGACAGTATCAATGAATTTCTCAGCTCTTGATTCTGAATTGTATCTTTCTTTTATAAGCAAATCATATAGTCTAAGTTCTTTGTTCAATTCCGTGCTGGAAGAGAAGAACTCTTTAACAATTTTCTTCGCCTTTTCGGTAGTATCACCATTTAAGACCTCCAATGTGATTTGCCTCACAAGTAGCTCAAATAGAATACCCGTATTTTTGAATTTTGAATGTTTTACCCTCTTCATTACTTTTTTATCCTATAATAATATATTCCTATACGAAAATCTATCGTATATAAATATAACTTTATTTTTATTTATTAATTTTTTAATCGTCTAACAAATTGTCATCATTCAAAAAGTCCTTCTTTTCAGAAATTACTCTCTTCTTTGCTGAAATTCCATTTACATATTCTTTGGCTAATTTATGGGCCATTTTTTCAGATGAAACTTCTTTTTTAAGTGCTTTTTGATTTTCCTTTGCTCCTAATGGGTCTCTACCATATGGGTGTTTATCTTTACCATAAGTGTTACCCTCTCTTGGTCTACCACCTTTGTTACTGAGTTCGGTTTTTAATTCTTCCAACTCATTCTCAACATCCGATGGTTCTGATTGAACCGCAGGGTCATTACCCTCATCCTCAATCATACGATAACGATATCTATCCTTAATATCATTGATAAGATTTGTTTTCTGATGGTCGATTTCATCCTTACTCATATTAAAGATGTTCTCATATGCCCACTCTTTTGAAATCATATTCAATTGAGTAATATCAGAAACCAATCTCACTTTTTCACTCCAAAGGTTTACTTTCTCTTGTTCATAAATTGTAGATGGATTTACCAAATTCAATTCGAAATCAACCATATCAGAACCTTCAATACCTTGTGATGCTAAGTGAACAACAGCAAGTTTAGTAAGTTCGGATACTAATGTTCTTTGGATTCTTTCAATCGTTCTTGCAAATCTAACATCTTCTGCTGCCAAAGTTGCTTTACCATTTACATTCTCATCATATCCCAAATATGCTTTTGGAATTTTAAGAGCTGCGAACATTTTGTTCTTTAGGTAATCGATATCTTCAATTGCGGTGTATTGTAATCCACCCAATGAATCAATCTCAGTACCACTATCACCACCTCTAACAGGTAAGAAGAAATCTTCGGTTAGGTTTTGGATGTTATACTTTAAGTTGTAATCACCAGTATTCTTGTCAACAAATGGAGTTTTCTTCATTTTGTTGATAATCTTCTGCATGTAGTTATCTACTTCTTGCGGTGGTATGTTACCAATATCAATTTTGAAAACTCTTTTATCCGGAGCTCTCATAATTCTATGGATTAACATCGCATCTTCCATCAAAGAAACCTGCTTCCAAATTCTTCTACCATTCTCAATCATTGCCTTACCATAAGGAAGGAAGTTTGTATCTGATAATAAACGGAAGTGAACGATTTCAAAGTTCTCATACTCACCCTTACCATTTGGGTCATGGTTAACTTTGAACTTTACATAGTTTGGATTGTTTGCATCAGTATTCTCCAATCTTTCAGTTTCGTAAACTGGAAGTGGTTTTACATTAATGATACCACTGCCTGGCTGAATTTCTAATGATAAAAAGAAATCACCATATTTCACCATATTTCGAGTCCATGCCCAAAGGTTAAACTCTACATTAAGAATATCATAGAAAAGGTTTTCTAAGATTTCTTTAACTCTTTCGTTTTGTGTTTTGATTTGAACTACTTCTCCAAACTCATTTTTCAAAGTAGATTCATCAGCGTAGATATCTAATGCGGATGAGATAATGGGGTCATTATCCATAGCATCGTAATCTCTAAATAATTCTCTACGAACTTGGTGATATGCCATTGATTGGGCTGCCATTTGGTCACCATAGAATGAACGCTGAAGTTTAGTGTACCTATCTCTTAAATTCATTAAGTTGGTACTACCCTGCTGTCTATCATCGACATCCTTAATCTTTCTCTTACCTTCCGCATCGATTGTTACAACCGCTTGGGTGGAGAAGAGTTTCGTTAGTCTCTGAAAGAATGAACTATTTTGTTGTTCTGCCATTTTGTTTCTTTATTTTATAACCTTTATTTTTACCAAGCTTTACAACTCCAATATCTTGCTCCGGTTCTCGGACCAGGACTATCACAATTATGTCTAGCTCTAAATGCTGCTCTTCGGTCTGGATTATCTTTCTTAATCCTCATAGTTTCTTCTCCCGCTGCTTTAGCAGAAGAACCACCATGTCCAAAGTTTACCTTCACAACATTTCCCTTTTCATTTTTAACATAAACTTTGAATTTTTTAACATCACCTCTCATAGGTTTGTTAAGTTTTACTTCTCTACCTTGATATTCAGCTTCGTTGATATCTTCTTTTAAGTTATTCAAAAAATCAACAAATTCTTTTAAGTCATAGTAATTTTCCACATCGTATTCTAAAATATCCTCTTTGTGGATATTCTTAAATTCTTTGTAAAGTTGAGAAGTATAATTTTCCATGTGTAAAATCAAATAATTACTTATACTATATAAATATCATAATTCCAAATTATAACCATTTTGATAGGTCCTCAACGGAATCTCCAATTTTCATTTGCCAAGGGTTTTCATCTATATCGTTTCCACCATATATCCCAGTATAAGTATATGAAGATATACCATTAAGTGCCTGTTTTGTTAAATCAATCCCCTCTTGTCTTAATCTAAGAGCTGTATCTCTTACCCAAAGTGAGATTGCCAATGCCATTGTAAGGTCATCATTGTAACCTCGCATTGCTTCAGCTCTACCATTGTTCCAAATAAATGTGAACAACTCATCAATGGTTCTTACTGAACGGATTGTGATAGATTTTTCTCTAACATATTCTTCCAACTTTGAGATAATCAAAGGACGAGTTCTTGATGTTGTTGAGAATCCAGCCACCATTCCCCTATCCTCAGAACGATATTTGTTTGATAATTGATTCTCCACATCCACATATTTCAAATCCTTACTCATATAGTAAAGATTAGAATAGTTTCTATCGATTACTTGTTGAATAGCTGCCCATCCAACATTTGCGTTTTCAATCACCAACAATGCGTTATTGTATTCGGTTGCTAATGCTACTAAGAAATTTCCAAAATCCTTTGTATCCAACTTACCTCTATATTCTGCTACTTGAGATGAATCCTCAACATCAATTACATGCGCAGCGGAGTAGTCGGAAGAATCTCCCCTCGCAACGTCCGCTACAACCATATATGATTTTGAATAGTTTGGATATTCCCATTTCCAAAGATTACCATCGAATCCACCTCTTTCAACTGGTTCTTGTACATAGGTATCTTTGTAGAATTGTAATAGTTGTGGGTCAATAACTGAATCACCCGAAGAAACAAAATCACAATCACATTCCTGCGCTGCTCCTTTTGGTCCTAATAGAACCTCTTGCTCATCTCTCCATGCTTGCTCCCTTTCAGGGTGAACACTCCAATGAATTCGGATGTTATTGAATCCATTAGTTCCATCTTCAGAACCTACCCAAGTTTTGTGGAAGAAGTTACCGACACCATTTGGCGTAGATAGTACGATAGCAGAACCACCAGTTGATAAAGTAGATTGTGCAGAAATCCAAATTTCTTCAATCTTATCAATGAAGGCTGCCTCATCAAATACTAAAAGGGATAGTGCTTCAGAACGACCGGCATCTCCAGCTGCTGAAGTTGCTTTTATTTGTGAACCATTTGAGTATCGCAGAGATAGTTTGTTATCTTCTACGGTTGTTAACTTTAACCAAGAAGGTAAGTATTGGTTCATCACCCTAACCTTCGTTACAAGGTTCTTAGCTACCTCTTGTTTGGTTGCAATTACCAATACATTGTAATCATCATTGAATAACATTTTCCACAAAGAGAATCCTGCGGTTAGTGTTGAGATACCAGTTTGGCGAGATTTCAATACGATGTTGTAACGATGGTCTTTGAATTGAGTAAGTGTATCTTCTTGAAACGGAAAAAGGTGAAAGGGAATTTTTCCTCTCACCGGATGTTGAATCATACAATACTTTCGCATAAAGTATATCGGGTCTTTTGCACACCTCTGATATTCCTCAGCGATAATTTGTTTTAATGTCTTTTTAGCTTCAGCCATAAATTATCTTACTAATAAAAGGGTAAGTGCCCCAGCTCCTATAAAAGTTCCCACTTTATAGAAAAATGTTTTTCTTCGTTGCCCCTTTAACTCTTTTAAGAGTTGTTCTGATTTTTCTCGTTCCAACTTAAATTGTTCATCCTTTTTAGTGATGATAGTTTCCAAATTCTGAACTTTGGTATTTAAGTTAACAATTACCTCATCCTTCAATAACAATTTATCATTAGATAAATCCAATAATCGTTTTGTTTCGGTTAATTCCAAAACAGTACCATCAAAGGTAACTAAATCCTTAATTACCAGCTTTACTATCGGAACTTCCAGTCTTACTATCGAGTCTGTTTGAGTAACGGTTTGAGAAAAACTCGACAAGCTCATTAAAAGTAAGAACATCAACATTATTAACTTTTTCATCTGTATTCTGCTTTATGGTATAAATGTTATTTTGAACTCTACTGATATCACCATCAATAAGTTCAATTTCAGAATGTAACGATTCTATCTTGTTATCCAATTCCGAATTTACTAACGCAATTGAATCAATATCATTTTGGATAGAATCTATTTTTTGATTGAAGGATTCCACATTGGTTCTAATATCTCTCATTGTGAACATAGTGTAACCAACAAATCCTAAAATAACAATCAAAATTAAATAAACCTTATTATCCTTCATTGTTTCTAAAATTAAAGTTTAGTAACTAACTCATAATTCTTGTCTTTCAACAATTCATATGCAGCGTTTCTTTTTTCAATAACTTCGGTAAGTTCCTTCTTACCATTTTCAATATCGGATTCAATTTGTACTCTCAAAGTTTGGACATCCTCATTTGATGACCACTTTTCAATCGAACCATCATCGTTGATGTATTCGTGAATATTGGTAACTTCATTTAAGGCTTGATTCCACTTTTCCAAAACCTCAGTTCCATACGCTGCCATATTAGAGTAAACTCTATATTGTTCGTATGCTTCCCATAAACCATCTTGTTTGATTTGTAGTTCTCTCTTAGCCAAACAACCAGCACAATAACCGGTCTTTGAAATGAGTTTTTTATCTGATTTAGAGAACCTTCCACTTACATCACAATCAGTTGCTTTGCAAGTATTTAATTGTTGAAGATACTTTCTAACCTCAACCATTGTATTACTGAGTTTAGATTGTTTTACTTTACCATACTCTTTTTGTTCCCAAACATTACCATCCTTATCTTCCCAAATATCACCAACATTGCGTTTGGTTTCTTCTTTTGCATCGGAAAATCCTATTTGAGTGTTCTTTTCGTATTTACCAGTGAAAACCATATCAGCCAACTTTCTACGAGTTGGATGCATGAACTTTCTATTGAATCCCTTTTCAGCCATAAACCTATTTTATATACTTATATATATAAGTATTGGGTTTTCTACTATTCGTAAAATAATCCTAAGATTTGGTTCAATGGTGCGAAGGTTCCGGTCAATTTGAAAGTTTTTCCACCATACACAAATACGATTCCTTCGTTTGGAACAATCTTATCTTTACCACCGATTGCGTTCAATCTTTCCAACTCCAATTTAAGTTTTGCAACTTTCTTTGGGTCTCCACCTTTCTTAACATCAGCGATAGTTTGGTCTAATCGTTTCTTCATATCCCTAACTGCTGAGTTAGGATTTGCGGTAAGTACTGAACTCATAAATGAAAGTACATCTGAACCTACACCTAAGAAAATATCTTCAAATGGTCTGATGTTATCTTTAGCTATTTTAGCGTGGTCATTTTTATCGATACCTTGAGCCCAATCTAATACTTTTGGGTCTGAAATATTCTTACTATCCAATCTAAATGATTTATCGTAGAATGCCCATCTCTTAACCAATCCCATTAAGGTTTTGTTATCTAAAGTTGATGGTGATTTCTTAGTTACAAAATCAGTCCACCAAGCTTGATGGTAATCTGCGATTCCATCACTATCCTTCAACTTAAATTGAGATTGAAGTTTTGAGATTTGTGAATTATACTTTCCTTTTAATGAGGATAGGTTTTTACTTTGTGGTAATTTAGTTACAGGTGGGCCTTGGATTGTGTAAGCGGATTGAACATCTGCGTTGATTTGTTTAATCATACCAGCCAATATTTTAGCTGCTTCTTGATTCTCACCAATTGCAATACCATCCTCATTATACTCCATTGTTCCGTGGAATACTAAGAGTGCTTGTCCGTAAGGAATTACATTAACAGAAGTTGGATAGATTACTTCCAAATTCATAAAACACGCCCCACCTTTGAATATTTTCTCTCTTTGTTTTTCCGAAAGTTTGGAGATTGCTTTTGAAAGGTCTTTCATTGCGAAGTTGTAAGCTTTCTCTAACTCACCTCTACCAGCGAACTTCATTGCTACCCCATTGATATCCAATGCACCAGCTCCTTTGTTCTTTAAGTGTCCTTTATTTCTAGCAGCAACCAATCTACCATTTACCCAAGAGATTGCCAATGCTTGTCCATCGGTTTTTTCTCTCGTTAGTTCTAAGTTACCTTCTAATGCTTTATTTACAATATCTTTTAATTGTCCGAAAGTTAAATTGATTTCAGTATCAAATGGATGATTCATATGTCCGTATGCCCCACCTTCAGTTAGTAAACCTTCACTAATATTTGTGTTGGTTTTAATAAATGGTCCTCTTCTAATTGTTTTGAATGGAACATTGATTTCCTCACCGAATAAATTCTTTGGAGATAGAACTTTAAGTTTAACTAACTGAGATTTGTTATCAATACCCAATACTTCAAATTCAATATCTGAATACTTCTTACCTTTGAGTGTAAGATTTTTACCAGTAATGTATTTGTGAACTTTACCACCACTTACTGCGTTTGCTTCAGAGATTCCACCACCCAATGCGTATGGTTCGTTGTATTCAAACTCATCATTCTTTTTAGCTTCGAATTCATATTCAGGTGAAGATGTTTTGAAATCAGATTTTCTCATTATGGTTTTAGCGATTACTTTGTTCGCCTGCTTCATAAATGGAATGTTGATATTCGTTCTATTATCCTTTGCTACGATTTGACCATATTGGTTTAAGAATTCAACAAATTTCTTTTTATTCTTACCCAATCTCTTAAAGAATCCAATCAACTCTGCGTTTGAGATTTCTTTACCATTACGAGGGTCATTTAATCTATCGAAGAAATGTTTGTCAGTTAGAACTACATCTACTGGGTTTAGTTGTTTATCTGCGAATGAATCAATCTTTACCAAATCCGCCATTGGGATTTCGTTGATTGGTAATTTATCCCAATCTTTACCTTTAGTGAATTTTTGTGGTAATCTAATAGTTCCTAAATGATGTTTATCATAGTAAATTTCAATGTAGTTAATACCATTACCTTTTGAGATACCACTTTTGAATAATCTATCAGCTGAAGCATGTACGATGTTTTTCATAAACCCGAATCTTGCTCTTGGAAGATACATATCAACTTGTTTACCATTCTTATCATATCCAATTACATCAAATCTAACACCATTGAATTCATTTAGAGTTTGTTCATCTAAATCTTCGTTATATGAACCATTAAAATCATTTGATACATCAATCAACTCATCGATTGGTAAATCAATTTTAATTACAGGTATTTCTGATTCTTTATCAGAATTAAATGCTGCTAATGCTCTATGATGTCCATCTAAGATATAATCATCTTTAGATACAATGATTGGTGTGTTATTTACATCATCATCAATCATCATATCTCTAACCTTATCAAAATTGATTTCGGTTTGCGTTGAATTCAAAGATGCTACCGGCTGAGATTGGATTTCGAATTGAATTCCATTCGATTCCAAATATCCCAAATATTCTTCGATTGAATCTTTTGGTATTTGAGGTAGTTCACCCCTTTCAATTCCTAATGTGTTATTTAACTTAACAATATCAGATTCATTCAAATAATTAAATTCGATTTCGTTACCTTCTTTAATCATTCGGAAAGTTGCTACTTTCTTACCATTGATAGTTGGCATTCCATACTCATCTTTACCAATAGATTTAACAACTACTTTTTTGTTTTTGAATTTACCCATTAAGATAGTATCACCAATGTTTACAGGTATAGTGATATCCTCCTTAATAACAGGTAATTTTACACCAGTAATCTTTTTTGTTTTTTCTGCTTCAATTTTATCAGTATCCAAATCAATTGAATCTACTAAAGAGTATCCAACTAAACTAGCAACTCTACTAACATGCTTAAACCATTTGTTATATGCAACTGAACCATAGTAATCTTTTTGGTTGGTTGCGGTTACCTTACCAATCACACCTGCAGGGAATGGAGTTACTGCTTTTACAGGTCCTTTTGGATAAATTGGGTGTGGGTCAATATCAGTAAGTTCATCACTCATAATTTGCGATAGAACAGTCATTCCAATTTTCTCAGCTCGTCTTTGTGAAATCTTTTCAAACGATGCATATGATGGGAAAAGGAAATTAGGTCCATCATCCACTTCGGTTTTACCAATAATAGATGATGCTTCTTTGATTAGTTCAACATTACCGATTAACCAACTTTCAACTATGTGTTTTGGAATCCAAATGGTTTCAGATGTAATCTCTGGAAGTTGTGCTAATTTACCAGCAATAAATTTGAATATTTTAGGATTGAACTTACCATATGCTCTTTTGGTAAAAAACTCTTTCTTATCCTCGTCAGAACCTCGTCTCAATCCCATTCGAACTTCGGTACCACTTACACCATTTGGTTGTTCTGGTGCAATGTAAACATACCCTCTATCTCTATATCCTTCTAACTCTTTACCATCTTTATATGGTTCAAAGTATTTACCACCCAATCTACTTGCATCTTTCTTACCAACTACGGTAATGAACGCAGTAGTATCCTTATCAAACTTACTCATAACTTCAGTAGGTTGATATGGATTTTTAACTTCAACGATTTTGTTTGATGGAACACCAAACATCGTTGTCATTATTTCTTTCTTTTCCTTAAAATTGAATGGAGATTTTTGATTATCGGTTTTATTAGATGTTCCGATATAAACATTATTTTTTCCGAACTTCTTTACTAAGTGCGAATAAGTTGCGTAATGACCCTTATGAAAAGGTTGAAAGCGGCCAGCGTAAACTACAACGAGGTTGTCTACACTGTCCGCTTCCCCTAATATACTTTCTACTAAAAACTGAGATAGTTCGTTCATTATATAGTATTCTTTTTCCTTTATACTATATAAATATAAGAGTTTACTCTTTTAGTTACGATTGCTTCTTAGCATCTGGATTGAAAGTTACAGTTCCTTTCTCAAGATTCAATTGTCCGCCTGGATATTCTTTCTCAAGTTCGTTAACTAACTCTCTTAATTCCTCATTGTGTTTTTTGAAATCTTCTTCAGCTCTCTCAACACCTTCATCCAATTTAACCAACTCATCTTCTAACTCTTTTCTTCTCAAATAGAGTTGTCCGAATACATTAACCAATTGTTGAAGTTTACCATTGGTTTCTTTGATTGGGGTTACTACACTCTCATCAAGTTCTCTTGTAACCAAATCGATTTTTTGAATTTCTTCTGTTGCCATAATATTTTTAATTAAAAATTGTTTTTGAATTCATATATAAATATATAATTTATAAATTTTCGTAATCTATTGTTGTTACACCTCGTTTTTGTACAACTTGAGCTGAACAACGATTTCCGAATTGTATTGATTTTGGAATATCTTCAGTATCTAAGAACATTTTCACAAATCCTGCTACAAATGTATCACCAGCTCCTGATATATCCATTATCTCTACTTGTTCGGTTGGATATTTTGTACCATTGTACATACACCCATCCTTATCTAATGTAATTATTAACTTTTCTAAAATCCAATCGTTTTGTTGAATAAAATCTTTGTTGTTTTCATATTCAGAACGATTGAGTTTAATGAATCGTAAATCCCTACACCATTCACCCAACTTTTTCTTTGTATCACAAATTACATTTGGGTGTTTGAATCCGATATATGCAATATCTTCTTCAGTTAGGAATCCTTTGTTGTAATCTGATACTACTACCATTGAGTATTCCCAAAAATCTATCTCTGTTAATCTTTCACCAACATTATCAATATTCTCTTCTTCATCAAGTCTTAATAACAATGTGTTTGATGAATCGTGAATATATCGTGTCTTTGTGATGGGTTGAAGTTGGTTTGTGAAGTTGGCATCCATTCCCAATGATTTTAGATTTAATACCACATTCATTCCCATTCCCAAAGTGTAAGTTTCTCTCTTCGGAAGAAATACAGGTGCAGGTCCTTCGGGTGAAAGACGTGGGGTATCTCCATAAATGAAGATGTCTGTACATACTTCTCCAATAACCAATACTTTACTCATTTGTTAATATTTTAGTTGTACTGAACTCCACCATTCGATTAAAGTAAACAATTGATTTAGCATATTGTTCACCAACGATTGGTTTATTCTTATAATCCGAACCGATAACAAATACATCAGGTTCGTAAGTTTTTATTAATTCTTCTAACAATTGAGATGAATCAAATATAAACACTCTACTAACCCCTTTGATTCTTTCTAAATTGTATTTTCGTTCTTCTTGAGAATGGAAAGGTCTATCTTCACCTTTTAGTTCTTTAACTCGTCTATCGGAATCAATTCCAATTACAACTAAATCACCAAAGGTAGATGCGAACTCAATCATTTTGAAGTGAGCATGATGTAGAACATCAAAACAACCATTCATCCAAACTTTCTTCATAAGAACTTTTCTAATTCTTTGATTACCATTTCTGATGTAAGTGATTTAGTACATTCAAATTGTCTTTCGGTTCCTTTGTGGTCTGGACACCAATTCCAATCACCAGCATCTAATCTTAATCGATTAAAACATCCACTACACTTTCCTTCAGGTGTACCAATTCTAACACAATCTTGCATTTCTGCCCAATCGTAGGAGAATCCACTAATCAATACCGTCTTAGTTCCCAACCCCCAACTCAACCAACTTAATCCACTACCAATACCAATGAATGCTTTTGATTTTCTCATCTCATCCATTACCTTTTCAATAGGTCCGTTTGGATGTTGGATAACTCCATTTGGATGTTTGTTACCCATATAATCATTTCCTTCTCTTGAAAGTAGTTTGACTGTATAACCTCTGTTGTTCAACCAATCTACCACATCCTGCCAACCATTTGGATTGTTCCAATATTTTGGTTGTGCGGTTCCGTGAATTGCAATAGTGATTAACTTATCATCTTTCTTAATATTCTTTTGTGGAAGAAGTGGTTTAATTTCTTTATACTCCAGTCCCAAAATATCAGAACCCATTTTTTGCATTGTTTGTGTTTTGAAATCATTTGGGTTTTTGTAAATGTTTACACTACCATCGGATGTATAAAATAATCCAACACAATACATAGCGTATAAGTTTTGAACAACTGAACCAGGTTCCACAAATTCAATATGAGGATATTGATGTCTAAACATATTATTGTGAAATGTTGATACAACTAATTCACAATTATGTTTTTTTCTAAATTCATCAAAGTATGGAAACCATGCCAATGTATCTCCCAATGCTTTTGAATCCAATGCGATAAATACTCGTTTACCATTTGCATTATAGTTGTAAGTTTTTATCAATTCACCATTTTGAAATATGTTGATTCTCCAATCAATAAAATACTCAATACTACACTTAGTCCAATGATTATTTCTGATTTTACTTTCAAAAATTATCTCATTGTTTTTATTGTTTATAAACTGAACACTATATTCTAAATCATTATTACCTAAAATTTCTACTTTAGGTCCATTGATGAAACTGATGATAATTCTATTGGAAATATCAACAATGTTGTTTAGATTCTTTTTTAATTTATCGTAAATCATTTCCAAGTTTTGTTAGTTAAATCCAATAATGAAAATCCTTCCGCTTGCTTTGAGTAAACTTTGTTAGTTGTGTAACGAGGTCTATGATGGTGGAAGAACACATGGTTATACCATAAATCAGCCACATCCCATTCACAATCATTGATTCTATCCAACCACCATTGTTTTTCTCTATTGGGAATTAAGTATGCGTGAGCAAGGTCTTGATTTGATGCGGTTTTGGAAAATAACTCATCAATTTTTTCCTTAGAACGAGATGGATTATCCGCAAATGAAATGTAAGGAACTTTATCTCTCTCAGAAATAAAACACGCCTTATGAATGATATCAACAAACTCTTTTAACCCAGTGAAAATATATGCATCTGCTTCAAAGATAAGAGTGTAATCAAATTTGTCATCCATTGTTTCCAATGCTCTTCGGTGAGCCATATAACATCCGTAGTGTCCACCAGTTATCCAACCCAATCCAGCTCCAGTGTATAACTCACCCGGCTTATTATCTTTACTTAGATGTTCCGGTCTCCTACAAAACTCAGCGGGTGCTGGTTGTGTGTATGGTTCGTTTACCATTGGTTCGTATATGATACCATATTGTGCCAATTGTCTGATTGATTCAATACTGATTTGTTCTCTCAAATCATCCGGTCTTGTCAACAAATGTTTGATTTGAATCTTTGGTTTATTTCTAAACCAATTATAACCAACCATAGTAACTTGGTCATAAAAGTATTCACCAACGGCTTGTGTAACTTCTTCGAAAATATTTGTAGCAAAATCATCACCACTAATAATTCCACCAGGTTTAATCTTTGGATACCATCTATTCAAATCCCCCTTAACTGAATCGTAATCGTGCCCAGCATCAATCATCATATAATCGATACTACACATAGGAAATTGCTGAGATGCGTTTTCTGATGTATCTTTGATTAAGTTTAATCCTTTATAGTTCTTACTCAAAATAGTATTCTCCATAAACTCAGAGAATATATCACCACCATATGAACCAACTATGTTTTGGTGTAGGATTTCATCATCAGTACCTTTCCAAGTATCAATAGCGGTAAAGTTTATTGTTTTACCCGATTCCTTTATTTTGGTTGCCATATAGTTTGTTGATTTACCAAACCAACTACCCAACTCAACAAATAAAGAGTTGTTATTCCCACTTTCTACAACCGAATCATAAATTTGTTGGTAAGAAAACCAACCAGGAATTTGATTAAATTCCGGCATTAATTTTTCTAATATAATTCGTTTGGTTTTATCCAAATTATCATCAATATAGGTAACCAATTCATTTGAGTCATAGGTATCTAAGTATGTATCCAACTTTCGGAAGATGCATTCTAATCCATACCCCAATGCTTCTTTAATTGAGAGTGGATTCAATTCCAATATTGAACTGAAGTAGAACATATCGGATGCTTTGTAAAACTTATCCACATCTTGTCTTTCACCCCAAACAATACAATTATCGGGTTTGAATTCCATTAGTGGTTTCCAATATGATTCAAAGTTCATAGCTTGGTTTCCAACAAAATGAAATTTGATTTTGAACTTTTCTAATTGTCTAGCTATATTGAATATCTCACTTTGATTTTTACCGGGCGTAAATAATCCAACCATTAGAACATGCTTCCAATCTTCTTCAAATCCCAATTCTTTTTTGAATTCAGATTTATCGTATTCAATTGTATCGATAGGATATTCCCAAACAGTTGTATCAATACCCAAATGTTCAAATTTTCTTCTACTCCATTCCGATACCAAAACATACCTATCTGGTTGATATCTGATTTCGT